CTAGGCTGCTAAGCGACGTCACCCCCGTCGTAACCAGCGTGCCGCTGTTGGGCAGCGTGAGCGTCGTGGCCCCCGTCGCCGTGAGCGTGATCGTGTATGCGCCGACAGTCGAGAAGCCGCCGGCAAGCGAGACCGATTGGCCACCGATCTTCCCCACGGTCGTCGACAGCGACCCGGCGGTATTCGTCACATCTCCGGTCATGGCGGGGAATTGGCCAGCTTGTAGCGCCCCCGTGAGCGTCGTCGTCGCAATTGACGAAGAAGGGAATGTTTGATTTCCGGTCCATGTATTCGCATGGCCGAGCGCCAAGGACGCCACAACGGCGCCAGTGGTCGGGCTAATCGTCAATGTGCCGTCGCTGTTTGCGACCGAGGAAACCGCGCCGCCACCACTACACGCCAAACCAGTGCCTGACAAAACCCCGGCGGAAAATGTCGCGCAACCAGAAGCTCCGGTGAGCACGATGTCGCTGGCGCCAAACGTCTGCGCGGCACTCCACGTCTGAGCAAAGTTAAGCTCGGCGATCTCGCCTGTATTCGCGGGCAAAAATGCTATAGCGGAGCCAAGCGCGGCGGTCACGGGCTCTAATGTGACGGTCCCCGACGTATATCCGCCGAATATGATTGATCCGTTTACGCCGGACGAACCGAGAGACAGGGCAGCGCCAGATATGCTCGCGTTTGTGGTGGCCGTGCCCGAAACAGTCGTGCCCGTGGATGCGTAATAGGTGAGAGCCCCAGAGTTGCCGCTTGACACGGTTCCACCGCCGCCTCCCGTGGTGCAAGACCCGCCCGCGTCGGTGATGCCGGACGAGCCCCATTGCAGGCAGTGGCCGACCGTGGGGAGCGTCGCGTTGATCAGCGGGAGGCCAGTCGCTGCGTTTACCGCGACCCCTAGCGCGGTCAGCACCCCAGCGCCTGTCGTTGTTGTGGACGGCGCCGCACCAGCACCGCCGCCAATCATGAGAGCGTTCGCCGTCAATAGTCCGCTTGACGCTAGAGAGGTTGTGCTCGCGAAATATGGAATGCCGCCGCTGGTCGTCGTGCCGGAGACCGTGAGAGGGAAAAACAATGTTCCGCCGCCGGCGCACGCGGTTTGCGAAGCCGCCGTTACGAGCCCCTTCCCGTTAACCGTGATCGTCGGGCATTGGGTTGACGATCCGAAAGACCCTGGACTTGAGTTGACGGTGTTGAGTGTGAAATTCGGAACCGAAAACGTCAAATCGCCGGTCGGCGTGAATCCTCCAAACACCCCGGCGTTGTTGTATTGCAGTTGACCACTTCCGCCGCCCGGAGCGCCGCCACCGGCAACCGGCCACGTCGCGAATCCGCCTGACGTATTTGGCGCGATAGCGAGCCCCGCCAACGCCGACGAATTATAGTTTTCGACATTAAGGTAGCAATTATTTTGGATCGTCATCAGCGAATTGACGGTCGTAGCTTTGATCCCGCCCCCGACGCCAGAAATGATGTCTTGGTTGATGAGATTTTGAATCGCGAGGAAGTTATCCGAGCACGTCGGAGTTTGCGCGCGCGCCGAGCCGACACCGATGAGCAGAGATAGCGCGAGGAAAAGCGCCGCGAGAGCGTTTCTCATTTTCATTAGCATCCCGCGCCCCCGACATTTCCGACATGATAGTTTGAAGCAGCCACATAGCCGGTCCCCGTGCAGCCGCCTGCTGCGCCGCTGAAAATATTGCCTGTTGTCATTCCGTAAGAGCTAGGCGCTGAATTATAAAACAGTCCGTAAGAACCCGATTCCTGCACGACGTTACCAACCATACTGAGCGCCGTCTGAGTCCCGAAAATGTTTATGCCGTTTCTAAACAGGTTTGCATTTGACGCACCCGACGCATTGTGGTCAACCGTGTTTCCCGATATGATGCCGTTTGTTATCGCGCTAGTAGTGACTATGCCGTCATACGTGTTATTCGCGGCCCAACCTGGATCGTGGATCATATTTCCCGTCACATTCAATGAATATACGGTGTTTGCCGCGATGCTTATGCCACTGTAAGCCGTATTTGCTATGTTATTATTTTGAATGGAGATCCACCCAATGCCGTTGCTTCCTTCAAGCGATATGCCGTAGCCTGAATTTGACGCCGGGGTCGTCGTCGTGTGACCAGTTGTCCCTGCTCCGGGAAGCTCGATATAGCACCCCTTAATTGTGTGTCCACTGCCGCTGTTAATGACGATCTGGCCGCCGTTCACACCGCCGTCAGTCGACGACACGCAGTTATAGAGCGAGACGCCGTGGATCGGATGCGCCGCCGTGCCAAGGAAGCCGAAGCCTCCCGCTGTGTTGGCGAACGAGTTAGCATTAAGCCAAGGGAGGAGAATTGCGACATCTCCACCAGTCAGAGCTGGGTTTGTGTAATATCCCCACCCATCGTTATACGTCGAAGCCGTAGTCAATAGGTTCCACTGCATCGGCTGGCCGCATGAAGCAGATGTCGTCAAAATAAAGCCGTTGCCGTAATTCTCAGTAGCTACGATGAATTGAGCATTTCCACCTGCGGTTGACCCTAAACTTATTCCATCCCACTGCCCCGTTATCCAAATATGATCTATCTGCACATCAGCGTTGCAGTCTTCAATTAGTATCCCCGTGGCTCCCGATGTTGGAGTCCCTGTTCGAAGGACCGCAAAATCTCGAAGCGTCACGTTAAACGGCGTCGGCGTCACATGGATCGCAGGGGCGGTCGTCGAATTGATGTTGAAGATGGTGCAATAAGGCCCGCCTCCAAATATCGACTGGCTAGACGCGACGACTATCGAATTTGTCGTGTAGTAAGTTCCGCAAGGGAACGACACAGCGCTGTAGGTCGCGAGGCATGAGTTGATCTTCGTAGATTGGTCGACCGACCCCCCGATCAAAACGCCGCATGTCGCCACGGCATTGACCGCCGGCGCGCTGGTTCCACCAGCACTTGTTGTCGCGCATCCAAAGCCGCCGCCGCTCGTAAAGTTCAATGCTTGCCCGGTTCCCGAACATGATGGCACAGAGAGCTGCGTCGGAGTTCCTGCTAGGACTTGTCCAAGAACGGTGTTGGCGCCAATGTTCACGAGCGCCGAATATGGGACAACCTGAGTTCCGCCAATCGTGCCGCTAAACGTCGGCGAAGCGCTTAGGACGACATTGCCGGTTCCCGTGGTGGCCTTCTCGCCAAGAAGGCCACCGTTGTTGTATTGCACATATCCATTCGTGCCGCCGGAGATGGTCGTGGAGCCAACCGTCAGCCCGGAAACGGCTGGTGTCGCGCATGTCGGGACCGAGCCGGCTGTCTGAAACGTCAAGAATTGCCCGGACGTGCAGGCCCCGCTCGGCGTCGTCAGAACCCCGCCGAGCGCGTTGGTAGCGAGTCCTAGCGCCGTGAGAACGCCTGTTCCCGTGGTCGCGCCGGACACGACCGTTCCCGTCGAAGCGTAATAGGTAAGCTGGCCCGCGTTGCCGGATGATACCGTGCCGCCGCCTCCGCCCGTGGTGCAGGCCCCGCCCGCGTCCGTCAGTCCAGACGATCCCCACTGGATGCAATGTCCGACCGTGGGAAGCGTCGCGTTGAGAAGCGGGAAGCCGCTGGCATTATTGACCGCGATACCGAGCGCCGTGACAACTCCCATCCCCGTGGTGACGGTTGCCGGAGCAGCTCCAGCGCCGCCGCCGACCATCAAAGCATTAGCGGCGAGCAACCCACTGGAAGAAAGCTGAGTCGCGGACGAAAAATAGGGGACGCCGCCGCTCGTCGTCGTGCCAGCGACGGTTTGCGGGAAAGAGATCGCACCGCCGCCACCCCCACCCGCTGGCGTCCATGTGCTCGTACCGATGTTCCACGTCCCCAACTGCGCCGCGCAAATCCCCGTTGGCGACATGATGCAAACCGGCGAAGGCGTCGGCGTGGTATCGACGCCGAGAAGCAATTGCGTGAACGTATCGGCGGGCGCCGGGCGCACGAAAGTGAGCGCCAGCGACAGCGCTAGGACAAGTCTCTTCATTTTTTTGGTCGCCTTGTGGTTATGGCGAGAGAGTTGCGGCGAGCGTGAACAACGCGGCCAATTGCGCGCCGCTCAAAGCAAAAACGGATTGCGTCAATGTCGAGAGAGGGTCGCCTGAAATAACGATTGCGCCAGCGTTGAACTGTATCCAAGCCGCGTTGTTTGCATTCGCGGTGACGGCGGATAGTAGCGTGTTCATGTTGTAAAGCGATGCAACCGCCTCGAACCATTGCCGCTTCGTTACCGACCCGGAGGCTGATCCAGACGAAAGGCTGCTTGCGGGGATATATGACCAAACTCCGGTTATCGAGTCTTGCAGAGCCACCATTTGCGTCGGCGCGATTCCGATGCTCGGCGCGAGGCGGCGATAGTCCGGGACAATCGACCAGATTCCGTTGGCTTTGTTCACTCCAATGAACGCGACGCCTTGAACATACGTGGGGAACGGAACGCGGACGTTGATCCTGATATTTGCGGGAAGGCTCATGACGACCTCGCAAACATTCCGTGGTGTTTGTCAGCGCCTATCACATAAGCGAAATGGGCCGCTGCGGGGCAGTCGAACAGACCTAGATAAACATATCTTCCTTCATAACCTATAGATGATTGCCATTTTTTGCATTTCTTATTCCACGTGACGCCCTTAAATCCAGATGTATTATTTGATGGAGCAGTCCTATTATATTGATTTTGCTTAGTTGTCGCATCTCTCAAATTTATCCATCTATTATCCGCTTTATCCATGTTTATGTGGTCTATTTCTCCATCTGGCCATGAACCTGTCATAAAAAACCACGCCAACCGGTGTGCTAGATATTCACGTTGTTGTATCTTGATGCGATGATAACCTTGAGTAGTGATGGCCCCGCACGGGTATCCTTGGCGGATTCCCTTCCCTGAGATCAGCCATGAGAAGCAGCCGGTTTCTGGGTCATATTTAACAATCTCTCGCAGGTTCATACGCCACGTCCTCCAAAGGCGATTGGAAGTTTACCGATTAGAAGCTGACGCGCGTCGGGTTGGTTGCTTGAGACGCTGCTTTGGACTACGTTGAAGTCGCCGCTGAAATCGCTGCTAAAGTCGCCGTTTACGTCTATTCCGCTTTGCAGTGATTCAAGCCGCAAATAAACGTCGTAAGTCATGCTGCCGCGCATTTTCTGCATCACCGTATAAGGTATATTTATTTGAATTGTTCCGACATCTATTATTGAAATATAATCCGCGAGAGACCCGAATATCAAAGGTTCGCCTTCGTTGCCATAGTAAGGCGAAGAATAAGGCCCATAGCCGTGGCCGCCTCCATGATGGCGAGGCGGCGAAATCTCAAGATATATCTGGCATAGAGGGACGCCGTTGGAGTCCGTCAAAGCAACCAAATCACCGGTGTCGTCGTCGGCGATCTGGATGATTTGTGCCCAATTCGCGCGATTGCTCGTCGCCGGGAACAGGACTGGATAATCGTAAATGGCCGCCTCCTATAGATGCATCAGCCAAGTGCCCAAAACAAACGGCATCATATTGTTATGACTTCCGCCGCCAGCATTATCCGTCAGCGTAATTCCGGTCGATGCCGCTTGGGTTGCGGCAGGGTTGCTCGATCCTGCAAGGGTTCCGCCGAGATACGGCCCGCCGCCAGAATTGCCGCCAAATGCGGTGTTGTGAGAATGGCTCGGATCGTTGATCGTGAATTGTCCCGCCGGGGCCTCGGCAAGCGTTAGGATGTGGTTTGCTTCGCCGCCGCGCGCCGCTGGCGTCGTCGGCCCGTCGCCGCCGCCCGAGGTCACATTCGCCGGGAGGATGATCCCCGCAGCCGTGCTGCCCATGTCATCGAGGCCGGCCATAACGCGCCCACGGAGGTCAGGGAGGCTGATTGTCTTGTTGGCGCTGTAGTCGGCTAGGGCGGACGCCCCGCGCCCTCCAGAGACCGGCGCGTGCGCGTTGGAGAAGTTGTTCCACAGATAGACGAAGAGGTTTTGCGTGTCGGCGTTCGCGCGTTGCGTGGCGCCGGAAGACGGAGCCCCTATCGTTTGGGCGTTGAGCTTCACCCACCCCGTTAGGATTTCAGTCGTAAGCCTGTATTTGACGTCGCCCGTCGCCGCGACCGTCGAAGGATCGACAGCCCCCCCGCCGCCACCGCCGCCGAAAGAAGGCCCCACGACCTGCATCGAAGGATAATCGAAAATCACCGTTCCGTTCGCATCGGTCAGGCGCACATGAACCTGGCCGTCCGCGAGATAAAACATCGGGATACGGCCGTATTGATCGGCCACAAGAGGATTCGCGTTCGGGATCGTGAGACCAAAATCCTGATAGGAGTTTTGAAGCGTCGCGACGGTTCCGACCTGGAAAAAATACAGCAAGGCCCCGGCGAGCGGCTGGCCGTTGATGTTGAGTTGTTGCGCGAGCGCGAGATTCAGAGTGCCAGCCATGAGCTATTTCTCGTTTCCGTCCGCCGACGCAAAGCCACCGGCAATATCCTCGGGAGGGACGTTCATCCCGGCATCGGCAAGGTTCGTGGATAGATTTCTCGCCGCCAGCATGAAGCGGGCTATATTCTTGGACGTTGGTGACCCTTTGGCCGCTGTGCTCGCCTTCCCGAACTTACCCAAGGAGGACTGCATTTGACGGCCAAGCGGGGATCTAGACCGAACCATCTCTTGCAACCTACGGACATCTGCCTGCGACATGGCCGCGCTCAGTTTCTTGAGCGCATACCCAGCGGCGGCGGGGATCGCCGCCCCGATCATCGCGCCGGGGACATGCCCCACGGCGGCGCCAGCGGCCCCGCCAAGAGCGCCGGTGACGGTGGCACCCATCCCTCCCCCGCCGCCAAGCATATTCGCGACGCGACGCGTGATGTTTTCAACGGGGGTTCCCGTGACGATCTTCCGCATCTGCGTAAGTTCTTCTTGGGAAAATCCACGGCGCAACTTATCGCTCTTGAGAACGTCTTTAAGGCGCTGGCGCGTCGCGTTATCGAGATTCATCCCACTGTTGGCGCTCCCAGCTTGAAGTTCCGCCGCCTCAAGTTTTCCCTCGATTACGTCGCTACGTTTTGCCGCCGCGTAGTTCCCTCTCGCCTCCTCAAGAGCGGCGGAAACCGCCTTGGGGTCGCCTTTCAAGACCGCCTTTTTAGGAATGTCCGCGAGAAAGTCGTCCAGGGACGAGATGGCGTCCCGCGCTGCCTTCCTTTCGGTAGGATCGACGGAACCCGCCGCTTGCCCGAGCTTGCGCCGAAGAGACTGGATGCTCCGCCCGTCAAGGAATGATCCTTCTGGCGGTTCATCAAGACGATTTAGTATCTTGAATGTTTTTGGCGACAAATCCTCATCCACGATATCGTTCGTGGCGAGAAGCTCGTCCTTCCACGTTTTGAAGGCGCTAGGCTTGACGACAATCTCTTTTATGGACGGGTGCTCGTATGCGGCGCTCGCAGCCTCGTAAAGCTCATCGCTCGTTGGAGCCTCGATAGGGCGCCGGAGCCTCGCCGCTTCCTCTCCCGCCGCGCCAGCAGCCTTCGCCGGTCTCATTGCGGGGTTGAGAATATCCCCCGCCGCGCGTGCCGTCTCGCCAACCTTACCGATGACGCCGGGAGCGCGGGCGACCGCTGCGCCGCCGGCAGTTAGCCCCGCGCTAAGATCACCGATCACGCCAACTGGATCAGTCGCGACCGCCTTTTTGAAGCCCTCGATGCTTCCGTAGCGATCAGTGAAGTATTTACCCACAGCCTCGGGATAAGCCTCGGACGCGCCGGATTTTTCCTTTACGACATTAAGCCCGTGCTGATAGCGCTCGCCGAAGGTTTTCTCGGGCAGGGCCTCGCTCGGAACAGCCGCCGCGAGCGCCGAGCCCCCCATTGCAATCGCGCCAGTTCCGACATTAGAAAGCGCCGTTGCGGTATCGATGGGGTGCATGAATGGCTGGGCAATGCCTTCGATAAATCGTCCGGCGCTTTCCGGGGCGTTATGGAGCGCTTGTGACCCTACTTCTCCCCACGACATGCTTGGAGCCTGTGCGCCGCCTTGATGCGCCGCTGGCTGATATTTGGTCCATGGTCCATCTTCCGCCGGCTGCGCGCCCGAAGGCTGAGGGGTGTAGTTTTCCCACGGTCCCGGCATTATTGAGCCTTTTCCCAGCTTCCAGGCTTAGATGGATCGCCGCCCTTGAAGCGATAGCCTTGCTCGATATGGCCTGGTTGGGGAACGCCGCCTTGTCCTCTCGCGCCGCCTTCCGTTGATGGCTGCACAGCGCCACCCGCCCCACGTCCCGGCATATATGGGTTTGGAGCCCCCGGACCCATCGTGGAAAGATCGGAAAATGCGGCGCGTCGGAAATTGATAAGGCGCTGCGCTTCTTCTAAGCTCGCCTCAAGTTGCTTCGAGCCATAGTCGCCGTTGACAACCATGTTCGACAGCTTCCACGCCGATTCCGTTGGTGCATAACCGCCATTCGCCAAGTTTGCGTATTCTTCCTTCAATGTATTGATATCAGTCATATATTTTGCGACAAGTTGGCCTTTCGGGCTATTTCCATTCGCTTGCATCCACGCGCCAAGTTCAACCTTGTTCGCGAGAGGAATGCCAGAAAGTCTCAATTCCTTCGAGGTCTCAACCGTCCTATCGATCGTGTTGACGACGCTTTCCGCCAGCGCGTTAAATCGGACCATCTGAGGACCATTAAGCGACATTACTTGCTTTTTCGCCGCCTCATATTCGAGGTTGGCTTTGGTGAGATTGTAATCGCCGCCTTTGGCAAGTTCAGCCCGAACTAGCGGCCCAACTCCGTAGCCCGTCGCCGCTGTTGGCGGAATTGTCCCGTTTTTAATTCCTTGCGCTATTTCGTGCGCTTCGTCCTTTCTTTCCGCCAAGGTGCGTTCGCCGGCCGTCGGAGCCTCGAAAAGCGTTTCTCCCGTTGGCGAAACGAATTGTGTGCCGGGATGGACCGTTTGCGGCGAGATTGCCTTGATCCTCGCGTCGCGATCCTTTTCAAGCTCGTCGGCGCGCTGTTGCGCCGGCTTGCTCATCGTTTGCCGAAGCTCGGAAATTCTCTTCGTTTCCGCCGCAATTTCTTCCTGCTGCGTCTTGAACCCTCGATCAAGCGGCGGCTGATAGACGAGGGGCTGCCCGCCTTGCTGTGGCGATTGGGCCGGTTGAGCGCCGCCCTGAGCCGGCTGTTGGCCCTGACCGCCGCCATAGTTCCCCGCGATGATGCGCTGCAACTTTTGGGTTTGATCTGGATTTAGAGGCGCGTTGACGTTTGGAGCGCCGATGGCCTTCGCAAGGTTCGATGCTTGGTTCGGAGATAGTCCTTGGGCAAGACTCGCCACGGTCTGACCCGCGCCGAGCGTTGGTTGCGGACCGCCACCAACTTGTCCCAGGCCTGCCGCGCGCGCGCCAAGACCGATGCCGCCGGTATCGCCCGCCGGCTGCGCGCCACCATTCGAGCGCGGGATTGAACTTCCGGCAGTCAGCGCGACGGCGGGGATGGACGGAGATGCATCATTCTGGGTTCCCGTCGCCAATTCGGCGTAGCGGGAGCCAGTCATACCGTTCACGTCTTTGCGGTTCGCTCCTTGCGCTAAGGGCTTGCCGGTAAACCACATTGAAGCCGCGTCCGGGGCGTCGCCGTATTTTTCGAGATATTGTCCGAGTTTTGCCTTAGCGACAGCTTCCTGAGCCTGTGGATCGTTGAGAAATTCCTGCCGCGTCATCTTGCGGCCAAGAACCTCCTCGGTCCATTTTGGGATGTTGGCGCCCATGACCTGATATTTGCCATAGGCGCGGTCGCCGCTTCCGGTCTCCCGTCCAATGGCGCGATATGGGTCTTTTTCGCCGCCACTTTCGACGCGCGCGATTCCGGCCTCAATGCGCCCAAGAGCGTCGCCACCGGCCGATGGCGGAGCGCCTGCCTGTGGAGCGCCACCGCCGCCGCCAAGGAATTGATCGGCGGGCGCCGGCTGGTATTGCTGCTGCTCTAGCTGAAGGCCCGCCAGCTTCGCCGCTTGGTCCGGGGGGAGCAAGCCCTTCTGAGCGAGCGTCTGCATATAACTGGCCGTATCCAATTGGCCATTGGCCATCGGAAGGCCGCCAGCGAAGGCGGTTTGTTGCGCCTTTTGCTGCTCGGCAAGAATCCTCTGTCGCTCGATTTCCTGCTGTTGCTGTTGCAGCGTGAGTTGGTCGGATTGCGCCTTTCGATAGTCTCCCGGCAAGTTCCCGAGCGCCGTCCCGAGCTGCGTGTTGTCCAGCGTCGGGTAGGATGGACCGGCGACGAAAGGCGCAACCATCAAGCAGCCTCCAATAGGCCGCCGAGCTGAGCCGCGAAGTCAGTCGCGTCCTTATAGTTCACGGCCTTATAGCCGGAGAACTCCCTCACCGCATCGGGGAATAAGTTTTCAACATCTTGAGCCATAAGCCCGATGTTGGTCCGATCTTCTCCCTTGTAGCGGTAGCGGTAAATCTGCTGCCCGTCGTAAAGCTCTCCGACGGGTTCGATGTCGTCCTTTATGCGCTCGTCGCTTCCAGTGAAGAGTGAACCGAGGCCGGTCAGGAGGCTCGTCCCATAAGTTGGGTTAAGCGCCGAACTTGTAGGCGTTCCTAATAGCCCACCTATCGCCTTCCCAGCGCCGCCAAGCAAACTCTGCGCTTGGTTCTGGTTGGCGAGAGCCGCGTTTGCGTTCGCATTGCCCGCGCCAGTGAGTGCGGAAATCTCGGTATTGGTGAGATTGTTCTGCACGCCGGCCTGTTGGTTGCCGAGGTTTTGATACATCCCGGCTATGCCTTGCGCCGCTTGGTTGGACGCTCCCAGATAGGGCTGAAGCTGGCTGACATAGTTCCCATAGTTTTGCTGCGCTAGGCCGGAGCCGTAATTCGCCAGTGCCGTGAGCTGGTTGCCGGAATTAAGCGTCCCGTTCGCCGCGCCCGCCGCGTTTATCTGGTTGTTGCCCTGTCCAAGCGAGAACTGATAGCCGGGCGTGGTCTCCAATTGAGCAAGCGCGGATTGATTGCCAGCCGGGCCGTTGAGCCCGAGCGCGTTCCCGAGCCCCGTGACGCCTTGGTTTGCGGTCGTCAAATTCTGCTGAAGAGGGGCGACGCCCTGCTGCGTGGCGGCTGCTAATTGTTGGTCAGCCGTTTGCGCGCCCTGCTGGCCAGCGCCAATCGCCGCGAGCATCGCTTGGGTTTGGTCCGCCGCGGCTGTATTCGCGCCGCCGAAGAGATTGCTGAGGAAACTCATGGCTAGACGATCCTTATTCTGACGACGCCGGAAGCCTGATAGAGAGCATTTATCGGCACGCCGGCCTTGGCCGCTGCCGCATCGTTCGCCGCCGCCGGGAGAGGCCCGATGATGTTCGCTGCGATAGCTGACGCCCACTGTCCAAATGGGATGCTCGGCACGCCGCGCCCGTCAGCCCACGGGGCTGAGACAGGCGGGAGATTGGCTTTGCGATTTGCCGTCATGTTCCCACGGCCCTTACATCAGATGACATGGTAGCGCCGAGGAAGCTGACGTAGATAGGGTCGGTCACATCCAACCGCCAGCGCACGCCCATTGGTCCGGCAAGCCCCATGTTCGTCACCGAGACGCGAACGCGCCCGCCGGCCGCCTGCTTCCCGAGAGGTCGCACCAACGGATTGCCCCAATCCTGGCCGCCGTCCTTACTCATTGAAATCGCCACGCTCGGGGCTTGTTCATTCGGCGGGGAGGTCAAATCGACCGCGCTACCGCCGGAAACATAGGCGTTCGCGTAGGCGCTGCCTTCCAGTTCGATGTGCGTCAGGTCGAGGTCTTTGATCGACCAGACGCCATTGGCTTCTGTCGTTCCGAGAACGCCGGAAACCTCGATCACGTCGCCGGTTTTCATGCCCGCCGTAGATGCCACGATGAGCTTCACGTCCCCGTCTGCCGCCGCCGATGTTCCGAGCACTTTCGTTGTCACTGATCCAACGGCCTGGCCGACGCCGACCACAAAATCAAAATCCGCGCGAGCGACGCGCTGTTGTGCAGGGAACTTCTTCACCGGCCCGGATTCGACGCGATACAGTTCCGGCGCTCCGACTTCGGTTGGATTGCTGTCGTCGGCATAAAGCACGTTGCCTGATTGCTGATCGCCGACAAGCCACTTCCCGAAAGCGGGATGGCCGTCCGTCGCGCGCCAGCGTCCATAAACCGAAGCCAAATTAAGCGACCAGCGCTCGGTCCATTTCCGCGTCTGAAGGTTAAATTCCCACGTCCACCCCGGCGCCGAGATGGTCCAGAACTTCTTGCCCGCCGTGATGTAGCAGCCGGCCTCGATTGTTTGTCCGGCGACGACTGCATTCTCTATCAGCCGGTCAAGATCGGGCGGGGAAGCCTTTATGTGCGCCAAAGCACCAGATGTCATCCAATGCACGCCAAAATCTTGCGCCACCCATAGAAGCTCGGAAAACCCCGTCTCGAACCCGGCGATAGCCGATGATTGAATGAGCCCGATGTCGAGGACCACGAGGCGGGAATATGGGAAGTTAGGAGACGGTATCGCCGCGTCTTGCCAAACCTCGCATGATCCAGTCGTGAACAGCATGAGAAGGCCAGAGAACGGGATGCTGCGCAACAGCACAACGTCGGATTTGGCTTGAACGGTGATGTAAGTCAGCGCGTTCATAATCAGGCCGTTCAACACCGTGGCGTAAACCTGTCCCGCGCCCGTGGTGAAGAAAAAATACCCGTCTTGGAAGCACACCGAGTTAGGCTGCGCCATCGCGCCTTGCCCGGTGTAAGCGGTTGGCGCTCCGGTGAACGCCCCGTAGGTTCCTTGCCCGCCAGTCAAATTGCCAGACACGGGAGAGAGCGTGATCGTCTCGGTTCCCGTGGTCACCACCCCAACGATGGACGTCGAATTGCCGACCGACCCTTGGTGGTCAACCGTGATGACGGCGCCGAGCACCGTCGAAGACACATTCGCCGCGATCAGGACCGCGTTTAGGTTGAGCGCCGAGTTGAGCGCTGCCGCGATCGTCGCCGCCGTCTCGCCAGCCCCGAGCGTATGGCTGATCGTGACAGGAAACCCGTTGGCGTTCGTCGCCGAAAGATATGGGTTGAGGATGTCGAGCGTGACCACATCACCGGAGGTGAAGACCGAACCTCCAATCGTCACCGTCGCGGTTGCCGGCGTCACGGCGGCGCTGCCTATGACGAAAGCCCCATCGGCGGGATCGACCACAACAACATCAGGGACAGGTGACGCTTGGTTGCGCGCGAGCGACACCTTGCTCGTTCCGGGGAGAACCCCGAGCGAGATCACATTTCCTGCCGCATCGACCGTCGAGCAGTTTCCCGACCAGCACTCGAACGAAATGGCGTTGACTGCGATCCCGCCGCGATAGCCGCTCTGAGGCGTTGCGGCGAAGAGAGAGAGGCCAGCCGAGCGAACCAGTTTGAACTTTTTCTGCTCGTTCTCGCCCAACGAATCCGCATAGGCGTTTATCAAACGCCCTTCAGACTCTTGAGGGCTTGAGCCAGGAAAGCTAGAAAGCGGGAACGGAATCGGGACGGGAGCCTGTACGCCCATCTTAGATTAGCATCCCACGCGATTGTGCGAATTCAATCGGATCACGCGCGCTCTTAGAGAGATTGCACGGCTCGCATAGGAGCTGGAGGTTGCGGGGCCAATTCGATCCTCCCTTACTGAGCGCGATGATGTGATCCACGTGGCCTTCTCCATTCAGCTTTGATCGGCAATCTGGCATGGCGCAGTGGTCTTTCTGCGCCTGGCGGATGCGCGCAACATCGGCTGCTGTGTGATTGCCTTCGGCATTGCGTTTACGGGCGCGGCGATTGCGGTCAAGTTCTGCGATCTTGCCAGGGTTGGCCTGTTTCCAAGCCTTCCTGCATTTTCTCATCATTTCAGGATGAGATGCACGATAGGCGGCCTTCATCTCTCGATATTTTTCTGGCTTGGCTGCTTGGCAAGCACGAATCGACTCGCGAACCTTATCCGGGTTATTCTTTGTCCAAGATCGGTTGTGTTCCCGATATTTATCCCGATGCGCCGCACGATATGCGCGCTGTGTTTCACGGTTTCTTTCTTGGTTCTCTGCCAGCCAAGCGTGATTGTTCTCGCGAATCTTATCCGAATTGGCCTGGCGATATGCTCGATTTGTTTCTTTTAGCCTCTCAGGATTGGCTGCTTGCCAAGCCTTTGCCGCCGCGATGCTCTTCTCTGCGTTAGCGGCATACCAAGCGCGAGTGCAGCCGGTGCATATGCCATTCGATGCGAGCCTTGGCGAGATATGCCCCTTGCCGCATGCCTCGCCGGTGAAAAAATGCTTCGATCCGGTTTCTAGAGCCTCTTTGCGCGTGAAAGGCAAATGCTCTATGTCTATCTCAGCCATCGCCCGGTTCCTTCGGGTTGAGGGTCAGAAGCCGTCGTCTCCTGGCAGGGAGTGGCGGCTTCGCTTTACGCCATAATAACTTAGGCTAGAACGATGTTGTTCGCAAGATTTCTCCCGTAGGTCTTCCTCGCGTCATTTGTTTGAGCGAGATCGCAGCCGTCCCCGAACCTGGCGGCGATCCCAACCCCGCAGAGATGAGCGGCCCAATGAAGTCCGCGCTCGCGCCAAACTTCGTCGCGCACTCCCCGGCGACGATAGATGCCAAATCCACAAAGAATTCGCCCGGAATGTTCCCCGGATCCGCGACGTAGACGATTTCCAACGCGCCAAGTTTGCGGAATATCGCATCGAGGCGGTCGTTGACGTAATTGAAATCTTCGGGTGCAATCGTCTGGCCGGCCGCGATGACGCCGAGATTGGCAAGCGCCTCGGTGACGAGATCGCTCGCTGTGTAATACGGCGTCGAAACCATCAGGCCCTCCAGGGCAATTCAAAAACGCCATACCGCATCCATATTTCGGCCGTCTGGGCATCGCTCAAGCCCTCCGACAGCCGCATCTGGCGCAGCTTCGGCTCAATCAGAGTTCCGAGATAGGAGATGTCGTCGTGGCCGATTTCGCATTTCAGCCGGAGGTCGCGATCTTGAGCCCAATTCTTGACGAGCTGCTCAATCGTCGAAACGCCTTCCATCCATCCGAGGACATGCCCGCGGTATTCCATCGCGTCAGTCGGCGCTCGGTTTGGGTTCTCTTGCGGCGCGTCATTGCCGACGCGGTAGAAGCGATTGGCGCGCGCCGCCTCGATGTGGTCTTTGTTCGCAACGCGAGTCGGGATGTTGGCAATGAATTCGACCCCCCGCCATTTGGTCTTAACCGGATCGCCTTCACCGGGGAGATAGGTCACAAATTCCTCGAACTCGTCTTGCATATCTGGTTCCTCGGTAATGGTGATGGAAGGCGGGAGATCAACTCTCGCCTTCCGAGGACGCCCTTTCGGCCAGGCCATTTTTACTGGTCGTCCGATTTTGCCCAAGTAATAACGAAGGTCGTGGAGCCAGTCGTCGCCGCCGTGCCGGTCTGCGTATATTTCGCATAGAGAGCAAGATATGCAGGCACTACGCTTGTCCCCGACGAACTGTAGGCTTTTTGGAGCGACGTATTCGCTGTCACCGCCACGCCGAGGCCGGCCGCTGTCGTCAAGTGAACGACGCCGGTCGCGATAGTGGTTGTGTTGTTGCTGACACACGCGGTTGCCGTGCCACAGTCCGCCATGAGTTCGTTGGCGCTCGCTTGCGTTACGCCAAGCGTGAGGACGTTGGTCGTAGTCGCGTTCCACGCGGTGGTCGTGTCCGCGTCGATGGCCAGGATGTAAGCGCTCGCCGGAATCGACGCGAACCAAATACCGTTCTTGATGTTTGGGTCGTTGAAGTTCACCGTTACGCGGGTATAGCAGACGTTCTGCGTCGCCGAGCATGTCCGCATCGGGATTATCTTCGTCCCGGCGTAGACCTGCGGGTCAATTGTGTAGGCGCTAGCCGAGATGATCGGCGCGAAGACAAACGCCATCGCAATGGCGAGCGCAGTCGCGAGTTTGTGGAAGTTTTTCAGCATGGGTTTTCTCGTCTGTTCGAATTGAAGGAAGAGGCGGCGCATCAGCGCGCCGCCGTCATTCATCACGCGTCGGCGATAGCCGTGAAAAAACCAGTGAATACACCCCATTCCTTGAAGTTGTTGGCCGGGGTCAGCTTGGCGAGCTTGCCAATGCCGTAGGCCATCTTCAGGCCCGCGCCGCGAAGGAACTGATAATCATCCTCTTTCCTAAACGTCGGGGTTGGCATTTTGCCCCAGCACCAAGCCTGCGCCTGCTGACCGCACAGGAACGCCGGGGCGACCTGGACGTTGGCGGCGCCCGCCGTCTGATAGAAGACGGGGAGCCGCAGCGAAAGCTCCGGGATTTCGCGGATGATGATGCCGTTGTAGAGCAAATCGCCATCGACGAAGATCGGATTCTTCATATACCCCTGCTGCTCACGCGCACGGGAGTTCTGGTTTGCCGTCTTGATGTCGGTGTCGTTCGCCAAGTCGCGGAACTGTTCCTGCCCGACGAAGAGCACGAACCACTCCGTTCCGTTCTCCTTCAGCTTGAACGGGCGGATGCGCGGGTTGGCTCTCTTCGCGCGGCGCTTCATGGTCATCAGAATGGCGCCGGAGATAACGTCCGTCGTCGTGGTGATGGCCGTCATCGACGCGGCGAAGTTGCCCGCCGACAGGTTCGCCGTGTTGGAGTGGCCGATCTGGATGCGGTCCGCGTTGTCCGTGATCCAGGTGTTGCGCTGCGCCGCCGTGGCCGCGTCGAACAATAGGCCGTTGACGCGCTGGCCGTTGTTGGAGCCAAGGCCCGCCGGGGACGATTGCGCCGGCAGAGCATAGAAGGCGTCGCAAATCTCGTCGCGCTGGAGTTCCTTGCCCCAATCGACGAGCATCGGCTTCGCTTCGGCGAACAGGTCGATGGACGATTTCTGCTCTTCCGCGTTGTTGATGACGACGGCGTTGCGCGCCCAATCGATCCAAAGACGCATCCCGTAGTTGTCGAGAGCCTCTTCGTTTCCGACCATCGGCCCTGACGCGATGGCCTGGGCCTGAAGGCGGGCCATCAACGGGACGTTGATCTGCTCGCCGCCGTTCTTGCCGCCCTTGTCGAGATCGGGGATCACGCGGATGATCGAATTGATGTCCGTCCCCATGTAGGGGCTGAACAAGTTTTCGCGCACGTATTCCCGGAAAATCTGCTTACGGAATACGATGAGTTTATTATTAGCCTGAGTTACGGAAGCGGCCATAACCCTGTCCTTTCTGTTTGGTCGCGTCCATAGCCGGCGCTAGGGCCTTTCAGCCAACACGCTTGATAGAGGCGACTTAGGTTGTCCAAGCCGAACTGAATGTCGCGCTTTCCGATCCGTCATAAATTTCGAGATCATTCGGAGCGCGCGTGTTGTTCCCGCCCGCCCGGTTCAGGGACGCCGGGAGTTTGACGGTTGTGCGGGGCCTGCCGTTGTCGCCGGTCATCGCTTCGCCGCGGAGTTCGGCGACGAGCTGCTTGCGAAATTCCGGGTCGGCCATCAGCGCCTTGCGGGTGTCTTCGGCGATCTTGGCCTTGTAGGCCGTGGGATCGTCGCCGACCTCGCGAAGGGCCTCGTTGCGCCTGTGCCACGTCACGACGGCCTCGCCGGGGTTCGGCGCGTCTATGAGGCGTTGCACAAGCTGGCGGTTGTCTGGGTTGTTGGCGTCAAGAGACTTGAGCGCGCCGAACGCAGCATCGAACGCCTCGCCATGTCGTGTGCGAGACAACTCCATGCTGATGTTGATGCGCTGTTCCTTGATCTGCTGATTGACGGCGGCGAGTTTGGCGTCGAAGCCTTTTTGCAGATGGTTGACGAAAGCGGTCGGGTCTTCGAAAAGGTCGGGCGTGGCCTCTTCAGGCTTCGGCTGAACGGGTTGCGCCGGCTGGCGTTGGGAAGCAATGAAGCCCTCGAATTTCGCATTGAGTTCGGCGATTGCTCTTTGGCTTGCCGTCTTCTCCGCTTCGAGTTGCGCCTTGAGCGCATCACGTTCGGCCTGGGCCGCGCGCGTCTTCTCTGCCTCTTCACGTAGGCGCCCGGACGGAACACGCCCCTGCGCTTCGTGAGCGGCTTCCGCAGCAACCTCCGCGGTGGTCTCGGTGGTAGCTGCCTCTTCTCCCTCCGGCTTGTCCTCAGAGGCTTCTGTCGTCTCGACATCTTCCTCTTCGTCGCCTTCATCTTCGGGTTCTCTCTGCCCTTCGAGACCTTCGCCCATCGCTTCAATCGATCGGTCGCCGGTTTCGTCGAGCGTCAATTCCTCCTTGTCGAAGGCGTCGCCGAATACCTCTTTCTCCGTGCCGATGATCGCATCGCGCAGAATATCGTCGTCTTTCGCCATGGTGGTTTCTCACGGTATCGCTGTGAAGCGGCGGGGCTTTTGCGTCTGCTCCGGGGAGACGTTGCGCCATATCGCGGATCGCTTGCGGCGGGATGACTTCAAGTCCCGAACTTGCACGCCATGTCGTTGGCGCGGACGATTCCTATTGCTGCGCGGGCGCTTGGCCTGGCGCGGCTGTCTGTTGCGGAGGCTGGAACAATGCCAGCGCCTCGGTCCAAATCTTGTGCTGCAACTCTGTGGCGTCGAGTTGCGTCTGCGCACCGGCCTGTTGGCTTTCCGCGATGGCTTTCGACGCCAGCGCATCCGACTTGCGAGCGTCAGCGGCAGTTTTCGCGTTTGTGATCGCGGCGTGCTCCATCTGCAACTTATCAGCGGCCTGCTTCATCGCCATTTGCTGCGGTGTCGGCTGCGGAGACATCATCTTCATGAGGCGCTGCTTCTCGGCGCGGGGCCCAGGCCACAGCTCAATGAGCACGGCGGGCGGGACCGCGCCAGGCGGCAATCCCTTGAGCATATCGAATAGGTCTTCGGTCAAAGACCCCGTGTCCGGCCCTTCCTCAAGCACAATGTCCACGTCCAGCGCACCGAGCGCGTTGACGATCACAGGTCGACCAAACTCGTCGAGAGACATGGTGTTGATCTGAACGAACGCCTTTTTTTGATTTTCGTCGTCAGATATGCGAATCCACTTTTCCGAAGTCCAATGACGCTGCGCCGCGTTCCAAATCGCCCGATAGAGTTTCAGCTTCCACTGGCGATAATTCAGAATGAACGGCCCCAACTCGGCCATTCCAGGCTGTTGGAGCAACTTGATCGCCCGGCCCGATATGTTCGCGATGGACGCGCCGGATAGGACGGCCATGTTGATGCTGGCGAACTGGTCGATTTCGTTCGCCGCACCGGAAGCCATTTCGCCGAAGACCGCCACGTCCTGCGGCTTGTCGTCAGGCTTTAGCGTGCGGCCAGGATTGACCTCGATATAGCCGTCAGGCCGCGCCATTTCGATGCGGGCTTTCTCCACATCATCAACCGCGCCTTTGTCCGCGACGATCCGGCGCGAGTTGGCGATATGCAATTGCTTCGACTTGCTCTGGTTGAGCGAGTCCTGCGGCCCCTTCAGATTGCGGACGAAGCCGTAGCGGTCGCCGTCATGGTCCACCGCGACCGAGAACATATTGAATGATCGATCGCTCTTGCCGCGCTCGTCAAAGAATGGAGAAACGCCTTGGTCGAGGATGACGGTCGAGACATAGAATGCCCAGCACCATTTGCCTCGGTTCTTATACCAATGCTCAATGATGCGAACGCGCTGCGACGAAGTGATGACCCACTTATACTCGCGGTCGGCGTTCGTCGTGAGATCGCTGTCGCCTTCAATGAGCCCGCGAAGTTCGTCTTCCTTGTCAGGGAAAAGCTCAATCGCCTCATCGATATCGAACCACTTGCTTATGCCCTCATAACGAGCATCGGAAAAGTCGGCGCGATAGGACTTCGGGTCATAGAAATATTCGTCTCCAACTACCCACGCAATGGCAATATCGACCTTCCCTTTGTCGTCCTTAGTCAGGACGCGCTGCACCCCGGCGACGCCATCAATCCCTGACTGAAGCAAGCACCAAGGATCAATACCCTTGAAGTCATTGGCCTCCAGCACGTAGCGAATGACCTGCGTCGCGAGGTCCGCGCCCTGCTCGCTGCGGACGTGGCGGGGGAGCGCCCTCGGGTCGGAGCGCCCGCGCTCAACAATGCCGACAATCTGGTTGATCTTGCGCGATACGCGGTTCCAAGTGAGCGGCGGCTGGCGGCGGCGGCGCATAGTATTTATTTGCTCAGGCGTCCAATGAGCTCCATGGTAATACCTTCGAGCATCTTTTTGTTCTTCGATCTCGTCAACCTTACTGGTCAAATAGTCCAAGAACATTGTTCTTAACTTACGAACATCAAGAAACTGTTGCTTTTCTTCGTCAATATCCTGCGGTCTATTCTCTGGAGATTTGTCATTATTCTCGCGGGTGGCAACCTGCGGCGCCCATCGCGCGGAGTCGCCGGATGCAGCCTGGTCCCAGACCTCAGCCACGCTTCGACGCCTTTGCGAGGGCCTTCTCTGAAACCAGCCCGCGCGCCATGTGATGCTTTAGGCCGCTTGCCAGCTTATGGTGCATCTTGGCCTTTTTCTCGTGATGCTTGGCGACGGCCTCGACTAATTTAGGATTCGCCTTGATCTTCTCGGCGTGATCGATAGTGCGGCCGGCATGCTCCAATTCATAATCTTCCCAAGGACCGTCCTTGCGTTCGTGTGGCTCCTTGTATTCGTGCATTGCTTCGGGAGCGTTCGTGCTAAGCCCGCTCTTGTTGGACGCGCTCTCACCTTTTGGCATGTTCAGGCCCATCCGTTGCGTTCGACCAGCTTGTCATACTGGCGCTGTGAAATCTTGCCGGCCTTCTTGGCCTCTTCCGCCGCGCTCTGTTCCTTCGACATAGGAGCGCTCGCGGGCTGAGACAGTATTTTCTTCAAATCCTCAAGCGCATCGTCCATCGCTTCAACGGGGATTTCAAGCTGATGGCTTTCCACGGTCTCTGCGATTTTCTTGGCTTTATCTATTGCCTCTTTTGCCGTCTTGCCAGTTGCGACGACCGCACCGATTTCCGGCATTCCTGTCGCTTGCGGGCTAACGTAAATGTCGCCGTCGATAACGGTGTAGTGGCGCAGTTTTATGTTGTCCCGGTATTCGTCCGGGAAGCGAATGTGCGCGTAATTCTGGTCGGCCCATGTCGAGTGAAGGAGAACTTCCGCGCCCCACACATTCCCGTCAAATTCTGGCTCGATCAGTATCCCCTCGGCGCCATACCACATGACCTCGGAGAGGTTGTTGCACATGATCTGCATCAACTCGCTCGGCGGGCTCCCGCATCTCGCTGTGCCGTCAATCAGATATCCATTGCCGTCAGGCGTCACGCGGACTTCCGTGCTCCAAGAGCCCCGATATTCATTCTCGCGCATGTAGGCGGATACGGCGCGGTTAACGTCCCAGACCTGATCGGGGACTTTGGCGCGATCAATGACCCGGCAAACGTAAGCTTGATCTTTCTTCTCGATCCCGCACATAGTCTTCGACCAGAATTTCCCGTCAACTGCCACGCCATCCCACCCGGTCTCAATGGCAGGATCGATAGCCGCCTCGACGACAAAATCCATGACGTGCGCTCGCGCGCCGAGACGATGTTCCACCTCGTCCAACACTGGCTCGGCGTGATCATAGTTGAGCGCGTTCAACGTCTCGATGTCGCCGCGCTCGCCGTGGTGTCCGCCCAATTTGACGAACTGCTTTTCGTTGGCCTTGAGGTGCTTGCGGAGGGCGGCAATCCCCTTGATTTCTTTGTAGTCGCCGACAGGGAGCCCCGCCTTTGCCATCATCTTCTTTGTGAAGACGCGATCTAGCTCCAGCATCGACCCAGGATAGCCACATCCCCAAACGCGCTTGCCTTGTGATCGGAGGTAAGTGTGCAACCCAGCGTTATAAACGTCTGGGAAGACCCAAAGATCAATGTCGTCGGCATGCTCCCATGGGTTGACCACGCGCTCAAAGTCAGGGTCGCCAGCGCCGACAACAAGGCCCCGTGAAGTCGGATACGATCCGACCCAATCGTTACAGTAGAGAACCCGCCCAAAGTCCTTTGCAAGCCGCTTGGCGATCTCGACGAATATGCCACCGGGCTCCCAGACAATGGCCGTCTTCTTCCGCAGATTCTCCATGCTCACCCCTCTACCGGGTCAAAGCGTGGATCGCTGGGAGCGCCCTCGTGCATCGGTGCGTCGAGAGAAAGCGTCTCGCAACGACCCATGAAATCGACGCCGAGCGAAAATTCTCTAGCCGGCGCAATTAGCCCCGTAATGTCGAATTTCTGGCAGGACGAAATGTGTAAATAAGCCCCGTCGTGTTGATCCCAAGTGTCGAGGACTATAAAACTTTCGGTAAGGGGCTGGCACGCCGTCATGCCGTTTCCGCCCTTGCCGTCTTCCGTTGGATATCTCCAAACCGCCGGAGCGCCGGCCGGCGTCATCCCAAGCGCCTGGACCGCGCGCACAAGGAAATAGCGCCATTGCACTTCCGAGAGAGAGCCGCGCAACACGACATTTTGCGTGTAAATTCTGCGGCCGAACTCAGTCATGCATTTTCGCCATCTGCTTGGGAGAGATCAGCCCGCGCTTCGCGGCCTTGCGGACATGCTTCGGCAGCTTCTTGACGCTCTTGCCGCGCGACGCCGCGACGAACTCTTTCCCGACCTTGGCCGGTATCCCGAGCGTTGATTTGCCCTCGGCGGCGCTATGCATCGCGGCGTTTTGGGCCTTGCTCACAACTGGCATTTCATGCTCCGCTTTGCCGCGAAACTCTATTTTCGCATTGTTGGACTGAACGGTCGATTCAGCCATTACATCGTCATCGCGACGGAATTGATGGAACCAATCACGGCGCCGGACGCCGACGTAACGAGCATCACCAGTTCAACCGCGACATGCGAGCCGGGAACCAAGCCCGTGCCGGGGATCGTAAACGTCAGGTTTCCCGCTGTGGCCGGGATTTGCTGCGCCGCCGTAATGCCGGAGATCGCCGTCTCGACGCCGTTGACCTCGGTGTAAGCCGCAACCGTCATCGTCGTGTTCGCCGCGGTGACGACCGTGCCAGAGTAATTGCAGTTGACGGTGACCGCGATGGACGCGCCGGCGACATAGGTATCCGCCAGGTCCAACTCAAACATCGCCTTGTCGGTCTTGTTCGCGGCGCCCGACGTAGCCTCGCCGACCAGAACCATGCTCGCGCCAACCGAGCGCGATATGCCGACCGTGCCCGCTGGCGTGCCGGCGGCGGCCGTCATCGGGACGCCGAGGTCAGACTTCGCGTTCGTCAAGGCGAGATAGCGAACCAAGCCGCCGCCCGCGCCTGTCGGAACAAACACCGACGACACCGCTTGCGGCTGGCCGTTGCCGCCGTTCTGGCGCGACTGCGCGAGCGTGCTGACATACAGCGTCCCGCCCGAAACGGCGATACTCTCCGTCATCAGCTCGGAGATTGTGTTTTGCGTCGGGGATGGGGCCGGCGTCTGGTCTAGGACGACCGTCTGCGCCAGAGAGCCGGTTGCGAACATCGCCGCGGCGACGGCCAATGCGAATTTTCTCATCGTCGATCTTCCTTTTTCAGGACGTAGACACAATGCAATTTCGGCGCGTCCGCGACGCGAAGCACGATATTGCGATCCGGGTCATGCTCGAATCCGAAGTTCTCAAGCACCCTTATCGAATGGTCATTGTCGGGAAGGACAGAAGCCGCGACGCTGTTGAGCCCAAGCGTTTCGAACGCAATGTCGAGAACCACGCCGACCGCGCGCACCGCGTAACCTCGCCCAACGAACGGAGTCCCGATCCATGTTCCGAGCAACCCGACTCTATCGACGAACGGTCCGAGCGTAACGCCGCCGACAAGATCGCCGTTCGGCCGGCATATCAGGAACGAATAGCCCCGGCTTTCCCGCGCGACGGCTTCGGCCTCGGCGACCTGACGCGCGAAACTCTCTTCGTCCACGGGCGGCTGCCAGTCCGGTTCCACTCGGGCGAGATAGTCGGCGGACGCCTCTCGCAGCGCCCGCCATGCCGGATAGTCGCCAAGCGTCGGGAGCCGAAGGATGACGCCCCGCGCATGGATCACAGCGGGCGTACAATGCCAAGTTCGTTGATGCGGTTCTTTCCGTAACTATCGCGCCCCAACTGAAACGATACCTGAAGCCCGCTTTCGTTCGCATCGTCCATGATCGAGACGACATTGCCGAGAGCGGCTTCGAGGCGCTTTCGCAAATCAACAGCTACTTCCGCGTCGGAGCGGCCGGGGACGATTGAGGCGATGGTTGTGCTGGTGCAATCTTTGAAGGTGGGGCTCATGCTTAATTGCTCATCTTGCTTTAGTGCCATCTGTGCGCTTGACGTTTGTGCCATAAGCGCGCCAGTAATGGTGGACGGCCTAGACTTGGAGACGCCACGTCCACATTGGAAGCGACCCGGCCTTGGCTTGCGCTCGGCATGAGCCGAAGGACTTGGTTTAGACGGCAGAAGGAGAAACGTGATGACGATCAGTGATCTTGTGGCAGACCCGGCGTTCATTCCGCTGATTTTGATGTTTATTGGGTCAGGAGTTCTTGTTTGGGCAATATTTCTCGCTGGATACGAAGCGGGGAAGCGTCATCCAGACAAACACCGCCCTATATCGTGAGCGGATCAAGCGCCTCATCTCGCTCAACCGAGCGAGTTTCGCGGTAGTCGTCGCGGGCATTGACTTCCGGCTTGATCTGCGACGGCCCTGAAATCATCTTGTCGAGGAGCTGCCCAATTAGCCCACAGGCGTCCACCGCGTCATCATGAACGCCGGCCGGGAAATTCATCAACTCCGATTCGAAGTCCGACCGCCAAGGCACCAGAGCTGGTATTCTCAACCCACATGTTGCGATCAGGCCTCGGAACGACTGTGCCCGGACGGCCTTGTCGCCCTTCGTCGGGAATTGCTCTCGCGCGGTGTAGGCCTTACGAGCACGCATCTCTCGCTCCAGAAACGGGCCGACGCCGCTTTTGATCTGCCCGGACTCTTCAGCCCAGGCCATCGGCTTCCACTTCTTGACCAGATCGCATAGCGCCACGACCCACTCGTCTGACGCCGCCTGCTTGCGCCAAAGGTCCAGAAGCCACGGATTGCCATCAACGTCCAGGCCAAGGACAGCATGAACAGTGTAGTCACCGCCATTTGACGTGACGGCATAGTCAGAGCCCCCATAAATCCGCAGGCTGTCCCGAGGCGGCATTGCATCGACGGGGATAAGCCATTCACTCTGGAAATATCCGCCGTCGCGCGGGGCCGGGCGCTGCTGATACTGCCCGGAGAACGCATAAGAGCCCATGTCGCGCTTGAGCTTTTCAACCGTTTCGCGCGGGAATCGCACTGGGTCGAGCAATTCACCTTCGTGCGTGCGTGGGTCCGAAAATCCAATTACCGTCGAGCAGGCGCTTGCCGTCTCAAATTCCATCGGGAGGCAAAGCGTGACGAATTCCATCCCGTATTTTTTGATGATCCCGGAAACATCCTCGGAATGGAGGCGCTGCATGATAACGACGATGGCAGACCGCGCTTGATCGTTGAGGCGGTTCACGGCACCCTCGCGGAAGCGTCGCGTCGTCGTGGCGCGCTCGGTCTCGGATTCCGCCGTCTCGGTCGAATGAGGATCGTCAATCAGTAGGCGGTCGCCGCGCTGCGAGGTAAGCGACCCGAAGGCGACGCCTTCCCGAGTTCCTGTCGAAGCGTTGGCAAATGATGTCTCGCCCGTCCTGGTCATGATGACATCTGGCCAAAGCCCGCGATACCACTCCGAAAGCATCAAGTCGCGGCTCTTGCGAACGTCGCGCTTCACCGGGACATCGTTGAAGCTCGTCGAAAGGTAGCGCATTGAGCGCATTCCCTTCGGCCCCCATTCCCAAGCCTGCCAGAGGACAGAAACAAGTAGCGATTTCATCGAGCCTGGCGGGACGTTGATCAGAAGCCGCGTAATCCGACCGTCCGTAACCGCCTCAAGATGTGAGCAAATAGCGTCGATGTGCCAAGAATGGATATACGTCGAGTTCGGCTCAAGCACATGCCATGCCTCGCGGACGAAGCCGGCGAACGTCTGGCATCGCGCCCTAATCGCCGCAGCGTTGTTCTCGACGTCGATCCGTTCACGCTCCCGCGCGCGACGAGCAATCTCGGCCTCGATAACGGCAAGCGGGGGGATTTTCGCGAGAGAAGGCCGCGCGGCCAGAGATGATGTCATGGCGGCGGCGAGGTTGTTTCACAAAATCGGGCTTGGATAACGGTAATTTGTATCACCGGATTATTTTCCCGTCAACAGCCCCATGGCGCGTCGTGCGGATCGAGAACACCGAGCGCGATAGCCGCCGCGTGAAGGGCGAAGACGACCGCGATGGCCTGATCTGGCCGAATATCCTTCTCGTCGATGACCATGTGCATGAACGGCCCAAGCGCGCGCGGGCTGCGCTGCTTGATCGAGGATTCCACCAGATCGAGCTTGTTCCCCCAAGCCCGCACGGTTTCATCGGATGGGCCGTCGCCCGTCCCTGAACTCTCGCCGGGTCGAATATCTGTCGGTATCCCCTTGGCCGCGCGCCAGCGGCGCTTGATCGACGCAAACTCGACGGCGGACTCCCGCAACTCTTTCCGCAGCATCGTATTCTCTAAAAAAAACCGCCCCAACGGCGATTCGCAAAGCTGGTCTCGGTTGCCGCGTCTGTGGCCTTGGGCAAGAACGGTCTGCATCTCGGCCTCCTCGATCTGGCGCTCAAACCCGGCGCGCTGTTCTTTCGTCGGCTGAACGAGCTTGCCGTTGGGGTGGCGACGGCGAAGCTCTTTTGATCTGGTCCTCGACATCGGCCGAACTCACTTCGCGGGTTCTGGCTCCGGGGCCTCGTGCTTCTCCGCGCGCGCCTTGATGGCGTCAACCTTCGCCTCGGCAAGTTCCTTCCGTAGCTTCTCGATCTCGTTGTTAGCCTTGCTCGCAGCCGCCTGGGCCGTTACGGCTTGGTCGGCGGCCTGATTGCGTTGGGCTTGCAAGGCGGTGATGATCCCGTTGGCCTGCTCACTCACCTGCTCGACGGTTTGGGGCGGGGCCAGAGGCTGTTGCGCCAGAGCGACGCCAGCGAGAGCGATAAAGGCTGTGACGGAAAAAATGAAGATTTTCATGCGTGTTTCCTCGTTTCTAGAGAGTAGTTATCGTCTCCGCGACAATAATCCCGTCGCAAACGACCCGATCAATACGAAACATCATTAGGTCGTCATATTGTCGCCGGTGAACGTAATCGAGAGCCATTTCATCGTAAGGGCGCGGGCCAGCGGTAAAGTCGTGTTCGGGTGGAGATTTAATCCCATAGCGGATCGGCAGCGATACGCGCCCATTCTGGCGCAAATAATCCATAGCCGAATGTGGGCGATATTCCCATGTTTGCCGGATCAATTTGACTCGTTCAGGCGTCATGGCTGCACCTTCTTTTTGCGCCACTGCTCGGTGCGCTTGGAAACCGAACCGGATTTCGGAGGCCGACCACCAGTCCCCTTCTTCGGCCCACGCTTCGGCTTGGCGAGTGCTGCCTTGGCCTGCTCGATCTTCTCCGGGACCGCCGGCGCTGGATCGCGCGGCGGCGCTGAGTCAGACGCCGCAGCAAATAGGCGCGGCGGGCGAAGATTCGGGAAGGGGTCAGTGTGGGGCTCTTTTGCCATGCCCAACCCATAGCGCAATAAGTTAGTCTCGTCAAACTTATTGCGCACCATCTCCCAGCTTCATCTGGATAGCCTGCAACACCCGCAGCTCGTCGTCCGTCAGCTTGTCGAGATTGCGATATTCGACAGGGCCGCCGTTCGGGCCTTGATGCTGCTGGACAACCTTATCCGACCATTCGTCGGCGCAAGCGTTTTTCAGGGCAAATATGCGGGATGTGACTTTTGGTCCGCTTTCCGCATTGAGCAAGTCAACCTCAAGGAAACCAACACGTTTTGCCCTAGCGACCTTTATTGCGTCAGAAAACTCAGGGATTCCGCGCTCCCATGCGTAAACAGTCTCACGCGAAACGTCTATCTCTCCGGCAAATGCTGTTAACGAAAAACCCTGTCCCATGAACTCCTTAGCTCTGGCGCAATACTCTGGCCTGTAGAGCGTCGGACGCCCGCCGGCGTGCTTTTCCGCTTGCTCTTGATTGTAATGTTCTTCGTCTGTGCTCATCATGCCCTAGAATATGCGGCATTTCGGCTTGTTTTGCAATCGGCCGAAAGAAAGCCCGCGTTCCATCGCTGGGCACGGGCTGAGTTAAGGGAGTCTCGCCCGGAGGAACCGTTGCGAAGTGTGAGGTTCGCATGGGTTTGGTGGGGCGTCAAGAGCGGGGGCCGCTGACAGTCCATCCTACCAGTTCACGGGCGTTGATTCGCGCCGCCGCTCGGACGTTGGCGGGGAAAGAGTGCAGGCACCGCGCAGCCCATACTTTCCCCTCAGTGCGCGCGGTTTCAGGTTTTCGAGCGGGCCATCGACGGTTTTTGATCCCGAAGCATATTCAGCCATTGCCTCGCGCGCTCGAAACTTATTGCCCACTCGGGCGAAACAACCCTCGGCAAATTAAGCATCCGAGGGGGCAGACGATGCGCGCCGCCTGCTGCGCCTACTCCGAACCCCGTCCGATCGCCGCAGCGTGGGTTAGACCGGCTTTGCCCATAGTTCGTTTGGCCATGGCATGATTTGAAATTACCAAGCGCGCGCCTCGCCGTCAACCTTCGCCTCACACCAAATAATGTTTCTTTTTCCAAACATTCTTATTGCAACCGCCGCTTTATGTGCTAAATTAAATTCACTGAGAAACGAACTGCCACGGGGCGAGAAAATGACGAAGTGCTCGAACGCCAACATCGGAACTTACGGCCATGAATGCGGCAAGCCTGCGATGTGGGCTGGCACTCACAAGAGCGGCCATGTGCAATTCTTTTGCCTGCGTTGCCGGGCCGAAGGCGATGAAGCGCGGGGCGTCATTAAGTGGCAACCCTGCGAGGCTGTCGAGGCTTCACTCAATCCTGCGATTTCTCTGGTCTCGCTTATTTAAGCCTAACCCCCACGGGCGGCCTAGCGCCGCCCTCTATCCTGCCAATATGGAGAAATATCAATGCCTATCACAACCACATTGAACCGAATCCGCGCGCATCATCCGTGTCATGACGGTTGGGCGAAATTGCTCAAAGGCCTCGGCAAAACCGAGGCTGACGATGAACCATTGCCCTATACGCGCATCATCGAGATCAATGGAATTTATGATACGCTTTGGGCATGCCGCGCCGAGCCGCAACACGCGAAGGAATGGCGGCTGTTCGCAGTCTGGTGCGCGCGTCAGGTCGAGCATTTGATGAAGGATGAGCGATCAAAACACGCTTTAGATGTCGCGGAGCGTCATGCGAACGGACAAGCGACAGACGACGAATTGGCCGCCGCTTGGGACGCCGCTAGGGCCGCCGCTGGGGCCGCCGCTTGGGCCGCCGCTGGGGACGCCGCTGGGGCCGCCGCTGGGGCCGCCGCTGGGGCCGCCGCTGGGGCCGCCGCTTGGGCCGCCGCTAGGGCCGCCGCTTGGGACGCCGCTGGGGCCGCTCAAACCGCACACTTCATCAAAATCTGCAATGAAACCGAAGCACGCTAACCGCTGAATTATTATCCTGCCACGGAGCCACCCAGATGTCTTACGCACTTGAAATGCTCACCGCCGACCTGACAGACGCACAACTGGCCGCGTTGGCCTTTGCGTCCCCTTTTCTCGCGCTTGCCGTTGTGTTCGCGGCTGGAATATGGGCGGTGCGGACATGAGAGCCCAAGACGTCTCCGACTACCTCGCCGGCCTCGATACGCACCTAGCGGCGATCCCAGAGCTAGAGGCGCGCTTGCGGGTGCTCGACGCCGAGCGGGCGCGTGTTGAGCGGATCGAGCGCGATGTCGCCGCCTGGGCCGAGAAAGGCAAGGGCGAATCCCCGTCGCGCTTCTCAGCGTGGGATTTGGGGATATTGGACGGCGAGCTGACTATCAGGATTCAGCGCGAGCGCGATAAGGTATCGACATGATCGGCGCGGGGCTTGGGCCGTTCTTGGACACGATTCGAGCCGAAATAGCGGCAACTGAAAGCAACATTGGAGACGAACATGAAAACGACGCTTATCCTCTTAGTCTTGATCGCACCAAGCAGTGCCTTCGCGTCCTGCCACTATGTTGGCCAGGTGCTTTACTGCGATGGCTCGGACTCCGGCGCTTCAACCACTGATCGCGTTGGTAACGTGCAATATACGGACACCTATCAGAATGGGCAACTGCATCGACGAGTTTGCAGTCATGTCGGTCAGTTCACGAATTGCAACTGAGGAGGATGTCATGAAAGTCACTGATGCGATGGTCGAGGCGGCGGCGCGGGCCTATAGCGCGGTGTTTGTCGCGACAGGAAATCTTTGGAATGAAGCGCGCGCGGAGGGAAGCGGAATGACAATACCGGAAGCGATAATCGAACGGGCGGCGAAGGCGGGCCTCATGAAAAGCTATGGCTTTTATCAGGGAGAAATCGATCATCGGTGGAAGATAATGACCGAGAAAAACAGGAAGGAACATTTTGACCGTTATCTCGCCGCGCTCAAGGCCGCTGGCGTCGGCGAGCTGATCGAGGCCCTTGAGCCCTTCGCCGCCGTCGCAGAGCGCGACATTGGCTCTGATGAAACAGATCAGGACATCTATCGTCCGGCAAATTTCAACCATGCGCCGAAACTTACCGTTGGAGCATTTCGTCGTGCTCTTGCCGCGCTCGCGAAAGCCAAGGGAGAAACACCATGCGGCTGAGTTTCCTCACCCACGACGAGAACATAATGTTCTGGGGCGTGACCATCGGCTGCATCGGCGGTGTGCTGTTGGTGCTCGCGATTCAATGGGCGGGCGCGATATGAGCAAGCTCGCTGAATTTCTCGCCACGGTGAAGCGCATCGAAGAACTGACGAGCGATGCGGATTACGGGCTTGTCGCCAGTGCTCGCGCTATCCCGAGGCGTCTTACTGCCGATGTGGCACGAATGACGCTCAACGAATCCTCATATACCGGATATCGAGCGCCAGACCATGTGAAAGAACTTTTCGCATCCGTTGTCAGAAAAGCCACCATAGAAGCGACGGCGCGCGGCAAACGCGAGTGCGACCATCTTCTCTTCCAATACTCGGAAGAGCTTGAATCCTTGCGGGCCGTCCTACCATCGCTTGCGGTTCAAGCGGCAATCGAGATCGGAGTTATCGCGCGGGAGATGAAGCCATGACACGATCACGTTTCCGCACCAAACACACAGACACGCAAGTCATCACCCTAAACGAAAACGACGACGCGGCGTTTTACTGCGAGGTAGATTTCTACATCACGCCGGGCTCTCCTCAGACATGGGAGCAACCCGCCGAAGGGCCGGAGATCGAGATCATCCGCGTGCGGCCCTACACGACGCGCAAACGGTATCCTGGCGAAGCGTGGCTAGGTCTACCGCAAGAGGTCATTTTCTACCTCGATTGTCCGCTTTGGTTGGAAAGGCTGCTGATTGAAGCCGTCGATGTTGACAAACTGGAAGCCGATGAACCTGACCCGGATAGGAATAGATGATGAGCGATCCAAACACAGACGGCACCGACGCGCTACAAACCCGCATCAGAGAGAAGACGCTTCCAGAACTGCGCGAGATCATTTCGGGAGCATGGAGCGATACCGTGACGCGCGCGATGGCGCGGCGGGAGTTGGAAAGCCGGCTGCGGCTAGCCGCGGCGGCGAAGGCGGCACAGAGAGGGACGACAAATGGTTGACGTAACTAAGTTTTCCGTGGGCGACATGGTGACGATCCGCGCGAAAGTTACCTCGCTCGAAAACGGTCTCATTTACATCGGTCTCGATAACGAGGAGATCAACGTCCTTGAATCCGAGATTATCGCGCATGAGCCTCGATCCTTGGCGCAGCGCCTCGCGGGCTTGACTGTCGAGCAGATCGAGGCCGCGTTGGCCCGCAAGGACTCGGGACTGTCCGAGGCGTTCGAAGCCGCCGGGACGCAGATCGCGCGAGCGCGGCGCGACGCGGGCGAATTGAAGCGACGCCCGAAGAATACCGGAACCGGCGATGCGGGCGCAACACCGCCGCCGCAGGCCGCGGGGGAAGCTCACCCGGTCCTAACCGGAGATGACACCCCTGCGGCCGATCCGGGGCCGGAGCCGTTCGGAGGCCATGTCAGCATCTATCGAATGGCCGAGTTCGAAGCAAAGAAGGGCCGCGCGCATTTCGACAAGTGGCTCTCGGGAATCTCAATCCTCACGAAAGAGGAAATTCGCGAGTTTATGCCTGAACTTCTTGGGGTGGCCGATAGCGCCGATGCCAAGGAGAAGGCCCGTGTTTGAGGTTCCGAGGGAGCACGCGCATTATCTCTGCGTCTTGTCGTGGGTTCTCGTGGGCGTAGCGAGCGCCGCAAGCCCCTGAGAGGTAGGCGTGACTACTCCCCCGCCTTCAGGCGGGGGCTTCTCGCTTCACCGGCAACAGCACGAATACGAGGATTTCGCCTCACGCCATGACTAACATTGCCTCCACGAGCCGCAGCGGGAAGCCCTCCCGCCAATATCCGCAGACCTTCGTCGCAGATTATCCCGGCGGGCGCGACGTTGCAGAGCTTGCGGATGTGGTCTAGCGCCAGGCGTCGGTCGGTTTCCGCGTCACGGGCGCGCGAAAGCAAATCATCGTTTGACCGTAGCAACTCCTCCGCGCGGGCGACGCGCTGACGTGCGTGCTCGTTGGCGATGGTCAAAAGGTCTTTGAGGACTTGTTTCTTCATCGCCCATATCTCCGAAATTGTGGTTGCAGAAACCGTCCCGCCGCGAGAATGTCAGGCGAGTAGGTCTTGGCCTCGGCCTTTGCGACCGCCACCCGTCGATCAAAAACAACTTGCTCGCGCTCGCGGCGTTGCGGCCGGCCATTTTCCGATTTCAGCCATCGCCAGATTGTTGTGCGGCCGATCCCTAATTGTTCGCCGATTTGCCGCGTTGAGAGACCGGCGGCGCTCATGGCCTTAGCGCGCTCCCTCCATGCCGGCGGTGCTAATGGTCTCATTTCACTCTCCTCCTACAGCAACGCGCCGCTCAACGACATCAAGCGCCCGCAGATATTTCCGCCGATCGACCACGAACCGAGCAAACCAAAGCAGGTCGTTTGGCGTCACCTGGTCCAATTGGCGCGGGAAAAGCCGATCGTACCGCTCGCGCATCACCTGAATGTCTACGCCATCGGCGGCGAGCTGGTCGAGCATGAGTTGGGGCGGGAAGGTCATCAAAACGCCCCCGCTACTTCCTCGCTCGGCGGGATTTGTCCGCCCCGCGTCTCTGATTTGTCCTTTTCAGGATATGTTTCTGGATAGCCGCGCACGGGCTTGTTTCCGATCCACAACCAGCGCCCGCTGCGCCCGATGATCTTAAACCGCTTCGCCATCGGCTCGCCATATCTCTTATAATGCTTGCGGATTAGGTCGTCAGTCGGCGCGGAGCCGTTTTCCTCGGGGGTTGCAGAAAGACGATATTCCTCTTTCCATATATTCCAATCGACGGCATATGTCGCGGCGGGGACTCCTTGCTCTTCCATTTCATTGTCCGCGAAGCGTCCGGCGCGCTTGATCGCCTTGGCGAGCGCATCGAATATCGGGGCTTCGTTCACGCCAAGCGCAAACCCTTTGGCCTCGGCGGTCTTGCGCGCAAGGTCTTTCTGCCCGACCTGAAGCACGACGCAGCTTGTGATCCGCGCGCCGTCCTCGCGCTGGCCCAGGTCAACCTGCATCAACTCGAAATTCAATTTCCCGCCGTTCTCGCCGTCTTTCACCTTGTCGAAGCGGATCGTCCTCACCTTCGTCTCCTCGACAGAGATCATGGCTACGGTGTCCGTGTCGCCCTTGAGCGAGCCGTGGCCGCGCATACCGGTTCCGTTCTTGGGCAGATGGTGGACGAGGCACACATGGGCGCCAGTGTCGCGCGATAGCCGCTCGGCCTGTTCGAGCACCCGCCCGACGTCGCGCCCATCGTTCTCGTTCGCCCCGCTCATCACCTTGCTCATGGTGTCGATGAAGATGGCGCGCAGCGGGTAGCGGTCCTCCCATTCGCGGGCGATGGCTTTGACGACCTGGTGGAACTCCTCGGCGTTGCCATCCGGACGAAATAGATTCACGCGCGCCGGGATAAGCTCGAATGGGATGCTTGCAGGATCCTCGTCGGAGCCGAAGTGCTTCAGCCATGCGGGCCCGCGGAGTTGCGCCACCCCGACGCCCGATTCCCCGCTTTGATAGATCACGAGCCCCCTGTTCGTCTTGAGACCGAGCACGTCGCGCCCCGTGGAGATGCACATGGCCGCGTGCAGCGCGAGGAAGCTCTTGCCGCTCTGTGGCTCGCCGGCCATGAATGATTGCTCGCGGGCGATCATCCAGCCGTCAATCACAAAGTCAGGCGCTGCAATGGGACGCCCAGCGATCTCGCCTATGGAAATGCGCCCTAGCCGCTTCTCGCGTCCATGCCCCGCGGTTGATACCCGTGATTCAAGCCGCCCGAATTCCTCGCGCGCCAACGCCAGCGCGGTTGTCGAGAGGGGACCGACGTCGCCTTTCGCTGCCGCATCGCGGATCGTGTTCAATGAGGCGACGATCTCGCGTCGGCGCCATAGCTCGACAATCATCTCGGCATATTCGACGGCCATCGCGCTCGGAACCGCACCGGTGACAAGCCGCGCGAGATATGGCCTAAGCTCGAACCCTTCCGGCATTTCAAGCGAACTCATCGCTTGGCCGACCGTCATCAGCGACGGCGTTAACCCCTGCGCCTTCGCCAGCGTCGCGGCGCGGTAAATCTCGCCGTGGAGCGGTTCAGAGAAATGATCCGTCCCGATCATGCCAGCGACGCAATCAAGTCCGTCAGGGCGCAGCAGGATCGTTCCAAGCAGCGTTTGTTCCGCTTCGACGTTGCGGAGCGGGTCGCTCATCCCCGCTTGCCCCAATTCGCGGCGCGCACGCGCTTGCCGAGACCGTCGAGGAGAGGCTTGATGTCGGGCTGATGCAGTAACACAGCGACGATGATATTGGCTGCGGCGTCCAGCGCCTCGGCTGTCGCGCTCACTGGCTGGCAGGCGCGCTCGGCGGCCTCCTGCTTGCGATACGCCGTGCGCCAAAGCGCCTCAAGACATTCCTGGTATTTCACCGCTCGCCGCACGCCCCCGGCGATATGGTTGCCCCGCAACTGGCGGACAAATTGCGCGACCAACTCGCGCTCGGCGTCGTTGAGACGCAATTCAGACGATAAATCAGCAAGACGCATTTCCATACAGCACCCTCCGCAGAGGTTTGAGCAAATCAGAAAGGTTCGTTCATCCGTAGACCTAACTCGCCTTCTACGCCATACGCTGGAAAGAGGCGGGCCCGCTCGTAGTAAAGCACCCCGATCGCGTCGGCCTCGTCATCAGATTTAACGTCGATCCCGAGGTTGCGGCAGCGCGCCACGGCCTCATTTTTCAACCATGCCCGCCGGTGCTTCGCTGCCAGCGTCTTCGGGGCCGTCGCCTGCCCGATGAAGTGTTTCCTCCATGCAAAGGCAGTCACGCGCTCCACGGGGCCAATGCCGCGCCTGTAGGCCACTTCGTCCGCGAAAGCCGCCAGACCAAATAACCGCGCCGCCGAGGAGGCGTTCTTTTCGGAGACGAACGCCGATTCGATTACGAGATGCGTCACGCTGTTGCCGATTACCTGATCCATGAGAAAATCTCGGAAACAGGCCATCGTTTGCCCGGCCGATTCGCGCCCAACGCTCACCGAGCCGGACGCGATACGGTCGGTGCCCTCGCGCCATCGCGCCCACCCGACGTTTTTTGAAAGGTCGAGCGCGAGGATCGTGGTCATGCGTTTCCTATCTCGCCAAATCCCTTCATGAGGATCGCTTGGCCCTCATTCCATCCCCTCATCCACTCTTGGCCGGCGACCGATGTTGGATCGTATGGACATTTTTCAGGCCCGTGCCCAAACTTGCCGGCCTTAATGCCGCTCAGAAAAGCCCGTTCGTTGACAGCTTCCTCGGCGGCCTGTGGGCTATCGAAGAGGTCGAAGGTGGAATATAACGGCACCGACAAATATTTGCTGTAAGTCGCGACAGAATTAAATTGGCTTGTCAATTCGTGCTCGTCCAAACTCGCCAAATGGCGCACGGCGTCAAGCGTCTTGAGGTCAACCCCGTCGCCCTTAGCCAGTTTGCGCGCGGCGCGGAGGTTAGCGACAGCCGTGTCTTTTTTCTCCTCGGCGGCGACGATCTTAGACAGATGCAGCAGCACAAGGCTTTCGCTTACGTTCGTCCTCGGCTCCTTCGCCTTGGCGTTCTCATTTTCCGGCTTCGCGGCTTTCTTGCTTCCGGCCGGTCGACCGCGCTTTTTGGCTGCGCCCTGTGTGTCGGTCATCACGATTTTTCTCCTTCAGTTTCCGATTGATCCACGCGCCGAGCTTGTCAAACGCGACGCCTGACTGCTCCATCAGCGCCCGGTCCATGTAGGCGACGATCCGCTCGTATTGCCTGAGAGTAAGCGGGTTGGCGCTGCGACGCCAATTCGACAGGAACGCGCTTGTCCCACCCGATTCGCACGAGATTGTTCGATCAGAAATCCCGGCGATCGCGCGGAAGACCTCAATGTATGAGGCGAGCGCCACGGACAAGTTGCCGTCAACGCCCCGAGGGATGGACTTAAAATCGAACTTTGTCCTGTCGATCACGCTTTAATCCATCGCCGCTGTTTTATCCGTGAAACATCATAAACGCGGGAGCGGCGAGGCGCAAGAGGTCATGGCGGACTGAAAATTGTGAAGGGTAGTGGATCAACCACGAAAAAATGAAACATGTCGGCTTCGTCAACAAGTTGCGATTGAGGAGGGTAGACCTCGACTGCCGTCGCCTCCGGCCCGGCTATCTCGTTTTTGATCCGCTGCATTTCGTGGAAGGTGGGGCGGCCCCCCGAAAGCGATGATACCGCGTAATGCGTGGCCCCGGTTGTCTGCCGCTCCAAAACGGCAAAAACAGCGTTCCTATACGCGAAACGAACCTCGCGGTTCCATCCCCCGCCGCCTGTGCCATTTGGCAGCGGCAGACGCTCCCACTGCCCCCAATTGCCCGCCGCGCGGCGCCGGACAACGCGCGGACAGATTTTCGGATTTTGCATTTTTCACCGTACGTACTCCCGAGTCTTGTGGATCCGTACTTCCCCATATTCGGGTTGTGGCAACGATCTTTTGGCTACCGAGTGGGGGACATCCACCGCAAGCGCCCCGTTGGGGCTTGCTGGTGTCCCCGGTGAATCAATAATTTAGATTGTTGGTGTACGGTACAGTAACAAGAATCTTAATTTAGATTCTCGGTACTGCCGCGCGCGAGCGCCCGGGGGACGGCGCCGGCGAAAACGTGACGCCGCAAGCAATCGCAGGTTATCCGCCATCTTTCAGACAGGAGGCTGCGCATCGCAAAGTTGCGGCGTCATTTGATGGTGATTTGGCTGGGTCAGCGCGTCATGAGCGCGCTGGCTCGCCTTGGGGCGTGCCGTGCGTCTACGACAAATTGATGGGGAAGGGTTGCGCCCTTGGCGCGGATTTGGTAAAAAGTGGCTCGTTTTTCATGACCGTTCGTGCGGTTGTGATCGAGACTGGGGCGGCTAACCCCTTATCGACCTGAAATGCCCGCTTGGAGAAATCCCGGCGGGCTTTCTTGTTTTACGACCCTCCAATCCGTTTAGTCAAGGTCGTCGTCACGTAAGCGGCAGCCGCGCATTTCAAATGCTCCTTACCGCAGAGATTAGCAGCCGCAGCGCGGCGCACCCCTCGCATTTCCGCTCGCCCGCCCCGATCACCGCCAGCGCCTCCGCGACCGTCGGCGCGTGCCGAACGCCGATGATCTGGCTGATTCGCCCCTGCGTGACGCCGAAGTGGGCGGCGATGTCCGTGATGCGGCAGCCGAGGGCGGCTAGGTCTCTCGCGAGGTCTTGATCGACGGTTCTCGGTCGCCCCACGGGCCAGCCGGGGAGGTCGTTTAGGGTTTTGTAGGTCATGCGTAATCTCCAGGCCGTTCTAGGCGCTTGCGGCAGGGCGCGAGCCAATGGAATTGCGTCGTCTGGTAGACCCCCTTGCGCCAAACGAGCCAGCAATAGGCCGTCGCGCTCGCCGCATCCTCATCGACGCGCCCCTTGACCATAGGCAGTCGTTCGACAAATTGCAGGATTTCGGTCGGCGGGGACTTTGAGAACAGAGCATCATATCGCGTCGCACCTTCTAGAAAGGCAGTGCGAACGAGCAATGCAACGCCATCTTCGGCGATTCCCAACGCCTTTGTCGCAAATTGCTCGGCGAGACGGAATGGCGGATTCGTGATAATCCAGTCCGCGTCCGTTGCGATCCCGAACAGGAAATCGTGGACAACCGCATCTGGAAAGCCATAGTCGCGACAATCTGATGCGGCGACCTGTGAGACATATTCCCGCAATGGGCGAACCATGTGACCCTCGCCGCAGGCCGGCTCATGGACGCGCGCCTTATTAAACGCCATAGTCCGCGGCTTCAACCATTCGCATAGTGCCCGCGTGCCCCAAGCCGGCGTCGGTAAAAAATCCAACGAGTCGTGCGCTTCCTTGCGCTGCGCCATGACTGCGGGGCTTGTGTTTTGCGCCATTCCTGCCGTCCTCCATTAAATTTTCATCGCCGCTCACTTTTAACTTGCAATGTTTCATAAATCAAGCAATATTGCATCGTGCAACGGAGAAAACACATGCCCATTGTAGATCGAAAATTCCCGGCGGACACGCGCCATCAGTTCCGCGACCAGACTGCTCTGACGCCACGGGAGCGCGAGCTTATCGAGGCCTACGCCGTCCATGGGAATTACAAAGGCGTCTGCAAGGCGCTCGGGCTCAAGTGCGCTTCAATATCGGATCGCTTTGGCCTGATTCGGTCCAAGCTCGGCGTGGCGACGAATGAGGCGGCGGTGTTGGCCGCGAAGGGGGAATGATGAGCGGAGAAAAAGAAGACAAGGAATTGTGTAAGCTGACGATTGTCGTCATCACGCAAACGGAGGCGACAAAAATCAACTTCGTTGGTGAGGCGACGCTTCCGGCTTTAACGTCTCTGCAAGTGAGCCTGACAAAGCTAATTTCGTCGAACTTTAACGCCGAAACCTCTGACGATGCGGTCATTCTTCAAGGCCAGATCGTCAACTCCGCCTTGCGGCTCGCGCAAATGTTCGGCCATGCCGGCGAGCGCGTCATCTCGGAAGGATGACACCATGCCCGGCAACGCATCCGCCTACGCCTTCCTAATCCTTGTCACCATCGGCACGCTAATCGCGGATCGCTACTATCCCGCGCCCGCCATGCCGCCGATGCACAACCCGATGTTGGGGACACCATGAGAAATACACCAGACGATTTGTGGTCACGCATACCTGAGCATTTGAGGCCTGGGCTGGCGCGCTGGATCGTGCGCGGCCTAGAGCCTGGCAGCTTCCTCTCCGCAGTAATCCGCGCCGACCTGTTCGCCGCGGCAATCGCTGCCGACGAAAGGTCCATCCTCTCCATCGGCTACATCGCACGGTTCATTTGCGTGTTCCGCCTGCCCTATGGGGCGAGGATATTGCTGCTTTGGAAGGATCGGCCGCAGTCCGAGCGCGACGCCCATTTGCGCGACTCGTTCGAGAACTACCCGGAATTTATCGAAGTGCTTATCAAGGAAGCCGCTAATGTCTGAGAACGAAAAAGCGTCCACTGAGATAGTCGAGCGGATCGAAACACCTCCGGCGCCTATCAGCGAGACGTCTGCATTTTTGGCGATGATTGAGCGCGCGGCGCTGAATCCTGCCGTCGATGTAGACAAGATGATGAAACTCATGGACATGCGCGAGCGCTTCCTAGAAAGGCAGGCGAAGATTGCATTCGATGAGGCGTTCTCTGAAATGGTTCCTCGACTTCCATCCATTGATCGCAATGGAGGGATTACAGTTTATAGCAAGTCAGACAGGGATTATGCCGCAAAAAATAATGGCGAATATCCTCCTGGAGCCAAACCAATCCAGAACACGCCTTACGCGACGATAGACGACATTCTTGAGGGAATAAATCCCGTATTGTCTGAGTTCGGGTTTGCGGTTCGGTTCAAGCATGAAACCGTTCCTACTGGCGACAGTTATCGCATTAAGACAATCGCGATTCTGACGCATCAAAAAGGTCATTCAGAGGACGCTGAAACTCCGCCGTTAATGCAGGATTCATCAGGGTCTAAGAATAATGTTCAGAGCGTCGGGTCGTCGATGAAATACGGAAAGCGATATGCCTTATTGGCTGTGCTTCCAATCGTCTCGCACGCGCCACAGGACGCCGACGACGACGGAAAGAATGCGGGCGAGCCTGCCGTGATCGATAGCGAACAAGTCGCGACGATCCTCGACCTCATCAAACGGATTGACAAGCCGACAGCCGAAAAGACGTTTCTCGATTATTTCAAGGTTGGGGCCGTCTTCGACCTCCCGGCGAAGGACTTTGACCGCGCGGTGAAGGCGCTTGAGGCGAAGGTGGCGAAATGAGCGAGATCGAACAGGGAAGCGACGCCTGGAGGCAACTCAGGATCGGCAAGGTCACGGCCTCGCGTGTCGCAGACGTTGTTGCGAAGACCAAGAGCGGCCCAAGCGCATCGCGGGCGAACTACATGGCCGAATTGATCGCGGAGCGCCTCACGGGCGTCCCAGGAGAGAGATTAACCAATACCGCGATGCAATGGGGAACCGACCACGAGGCCGATGCTCGCCGCGCCTATGAGTTCTATCACGACTTTGAGGTTGAACAGGTCGCCTTCGTCGATCACCCAACGATCCCAATGACGGGGGCGAGCCCTGACGGGATTGTGAAAGGTCACAGCGGACTTGTCGAGATTAAGGCTCCAAATACCGCGACGCATCTGGACACTCTATTAGGACATGGCGTTCCAGGAAAATACATCACACAAATGATGTGGCAGATGGCATGCACTGGTCGAGAATGGTGCGATTTTGCATCGTTTGATCCAAGGCTACCTGAATCTATGCGTCTTTTTGTCGCGCGCATCGTCCGTGACGATAAATTGATAGCTGAACTTGAGCGCGAGGTCATGGCGTTTTTGGAAGAGATAAATGCTAAGATTGAAAACTTACGTAGCCGATATGGTGGCGCATGATGAGCGAGAGAAAGCGCCTATATTGGGTTTGGGCGGAAATGCTATCGCGTTGCCGCAACAAAAATCATCGCCAGTTTAAAGACTATGGTGGTCGCGGAATTTCTGTATGCGCACGATGGTTTTTATTTTCTAACTTCGCAGAGGATATGGGGCCGCGACCAGAAGGGGGAATGCTCGACCGCATTGAAAATGATAATGGATATTCCCCAGAGAATTGTAAATGGTCAACCCGGAAAGAGCAGAACAGCAATCGGAGAAGCTGCATCTATGTGAAATTTGACGGCACTAGAATAACCCTGCGTGAATATTGCAGAATTAACTGCCTCCCCTATCGCCCCATCGTCAAGCGAATTCAAGATCGTGGATGGCCATTATCTGTGGCGTTAAGCGCCCCAATGGGAACGCGGATATGAGTGGCAGGTCTCTTTTCGTGCTCTGGAATGACGCCATGCGCGCGCGGGCTATCGAGATGATCCGGCTCTGCCCGAAGGAGTCGCGCTGCGAGATAAGGGGCCCGCGGCGAACGAATGATCAGAACGCGAAGATGTGGGCGATGCTCACGGAGATTGCCGATCAGTTGCCTTGGCATGGCGTGAAACTCGATGCGGACGATTGGAAGCTGATCTTTCTCGACAGCCTCAAGCGCGAGTTGCGGCTCGTGCCGAACCTCGATGGAGACGGCTTTGTCAATCTAGGCAGATCATCGTCTGATCTGTCCAAGGAGGAGATGGCGGATATGATTTCGCTCATCGACTCATTTGCCGCGAACCACGGCGTCAAATTCCACGGCCCGGGAGACGAGGAAGCCCCATGAAGGCGACAATAATTTCCGACGCCAGTTGGTGCCATAAGTCTGGAGCAGGAGGATGGGCGGCATGGGCGAAAGCTGATGGCCACGATTCCGTCATCTGGTCGGGAGCGTTCGAGCGCCGCGCGCCAACGACGGCGGGAGAGGCGGAATTGTTCTCAATTGCCAACGCACTGCATCAAGCCAACGCTTCGGGGATGCTCGAAGACGGCGCGCAGATCATGCTGCAATCCGATTGCCTTTATGCGCTAGGATGCGTGCTGTTCTCGGTCAAAACGGCTGTCGAGAGCAAACATAAGGACGGTGCCGCGTTAATCCCGCCAAAGAAGCCGAAATTCTCAGACAACGTGAAGTATGCTCTCGCGCGCATTGTCGAGATCGTTTCCGAGCGCGGGTTTGTTCTGTCGCTGCGCCATGTCCGAGGCCACACAGAGGGCGGCGGTCGGCAGTGGGTGAATCGCCAATGCGATCTTGCCGCCAGGAAAGCGATGCGCGCGGCGCGCGCGAAGGGACAAAAGCATTGAACCCCCACCCAAAGCCACAACGCGGCGAGAAGCGCCCAGCCCATCTAAATTTCATCCGGGGACTGCCATGCTGCATTTGCCACTTCCCGCGATCCGAGGCCGCGCATGTCCGCTACAGCGACGCGGCGACTGGCCACGTTTCGGCGGTTGGGCAGAAGCCAGACGATGCGCGAACGGTTCCGCTGTGCTCGCGCTGCCACAGAACAGGCCCGCACGCGCAACATTCATCCGGGGAGCGGGTATGGTGGCAGTCACACGGGATAGACCCCCTAGAACTCGCCCGCAGGCTGTTTGATGCATCAGGCGACGCCGAGCGCGGGGAGAGCATATCGAGGCAGGCGCGAAGGTTGGCGCCGTGGAGGGATTAACGTCTTCCCCGGCCTAAAGGCCGAGGATTCCCACTACTGGAGGCTGACGTGCCAGCCCGACACGGAGAATGTTTTGAGCCGCGTTCACGTCCCGATCATGGTCCGCTCCGCAGTCGCTGCACCGCCAGCGTCTTATTCCAAGCGCGCCCATACCTTTCGGACTGCTGGCGGGAATTGTCCCGCAGCACGAGCACGTTTGGGAAGTCCATCGTTCGTCAGCTTCGATGTAGCGAGCGTTGTGCCTTCTGGCCTTATCGTCGGGGCTAATCCAGCCTCCGCCTTCTCTCCCTCACAAATTTATGCACTCCAAATATAATTTGAAGCACGATCCACAAGCAACTCAACGTCTGCAAAATAATCGGGAGGTTCGTCACGTAGTCATTCAAAATCTGATGCCACAATGGAGCCGCTAATCCAACCATCGCGATTGCGGCTCCTATTTTTTCCAGAGTTGTGTCGAGGAAGCACCGGCCAAAATTGGCCAATGCCGCGTGACAGCTTTCGTCCGGCACTTTCTCGCTCCGCCTTTAGGGTTAAGCCTTCGGGGCGTTCGTCGCCGAGCCGTAATTGCCGGCGAGAACGTCGAAGACCTTCCGCACGGGAGCCCAAGGCGAATTGGCGGCGGGCGTCGAGAACCACGGAAGCGCGTGAGCGACAACCGCGACCCACGCGATGATCGGCGACCAGCTGGCCCACGCGGCCGAGATAGCGGCGAGCGCGGTCTTGGTCGAGCCGAGCGCGGATTGAACCTGGTCGATGCTCGGCGGAGCGGGTTCACCAGCGAATGCGTACGTCGCGGCGAGAATGAGGATGGCGGCGATGAAGGCGGGCTTCATGATTTCAGTTCCTTTTTTCGGTAGGGTGAACGCGCGCGGCGGGATGCGCCGACAGGATTAAGAGAAGATCGCGAGGCGACAGTTTATGCGCCGCCTCGGATAGCGGGCGCGTGAATGTTCCCGCCTCTCGCAAGGACAGAGCGCAGAGCATAGAGCAAATGAAGCCGCCGGGCATCCGCCAATTGAGATGCATCGCCTCGCCGTAGATCGCGGTCCAGTCGTACGGGCGCCCGACGCGGCTCCAAAGATAGGCCACCCAGCGCTTGAGATCGTTAGGCGGCATGAGGACGTCGACGAAGATTTGACTCGTTGAGGTCGTGTCGTAATCTCCAGGGACGTTGCGAACGCCTCGATCACTCAGCGCCGCGATGATCGTCCCGTTCGGGAGGACGCATTCGGCGTGGCTGACCTGAGACATGGTTCGCCAGCGAATTAACCGCCCGAACAGGCTTGTCTCTTGCGTGACAAACCGAATCCTGGCGAAGCCCGGCGGGGGCGGAGAGACGCGGAGCGGCGGGCTGGTCAAGCACCTTCTCCTTGAAGATTTTGAGGCCGAAGTTGAGCAGCGGCGGGACTATCTCATTCGCGAGAGGCGTCGCGACGAAATGAGCGCCCAAGATTGCCGCAATAATCGCGCCGCTGCTCATGATTTTTAATCCCTATCAGCCGGGAATGATGGTCCAGCCTTGCGCCAAGTAGAGCGGCGAGACGGTCGGGTTGGCCTGATACCAAGAGACGGTGATCGTCTTGGCGATGGGGTTAAAGCCAGTCGCGGTAGCCGCGACAGCGGCGGAAGTCGGCGTGGTGCCGGCGACCGCGCCACCCGTGACGGGGTGAAACAGATTGGTGATGCCAAGCGGATCGAGCGCTTTGACGACATCCGGGTGCGTGAACGAGGCGAGCAATGCACTGCTCGCGGCGCCAAGCGCGACGTTCTGAACAACCTGACCGACGACAGCCGACGCGGTTGTGGACGAATTAGCGCCGATCAGAGAGCCCACGGTGCTGAGGGCCGTTCCGACGATATCAACCATTTTTCAATTCTCCAGATGATCCGGGGCGCTGGAGTTACCTTGCGGGCCACCCCGGACCTCCCGCAAGGATTCAGTTAATCTCTGTGATCGTCGCCGCGCTGTGTCAGGGCGCTGATTTGCTCTTCTTGAGCCTTGAGAAACGCTTGAGTTTCGGCGTCCATTTTAGCTCCTAATTTACGTTGCAGAACAGATGCGACCGTTCACAGTTACCAGCCGCGCATGACGATAGCGCGAGCATGAGAATTACGGCAAGAGCGCGCGTCATTTGCGAAGCTCCTCGTGCAGGCACACTGCAGCTATATATTGTTTTTTTTCCAGCGTGCGGATCGGCGCGTTCGCCGGCATCCCAAGCATGCCCGCGAACGTGTCGTATTCCGCCATCGCGCCGCGCTCGGTCGCCGCGCTGCATTGAGACGCATCGGCCGCGTGGGCCCCGCGCGCCCAGCCAATCACCATGAAGACAACAAACACGGCGGCGAGAAGCATGCCGACGATTTCAGATGTTGAGGGCCCAGGCATGTCAGTTCTCTGCAGCGGTGAGAGCGTGATAAAATTGCAGCGCGAGGCCAGCTATTAGCGCGGCCTTGTCCTGTCCATTGATAATCCGGCGCGCGCCTTGCCAATCGGAATGAGATTTCACGTCAGGCCACCTTCGCTGTTCTTGACGCCTGATAAGCCTCCAGCGCGATTTTCGCCCAATGCAGACGATCAGAGAACGCTGGAACACCTGGGCGCTCGTAATAGTTCATAAATGCGCGCGTCGCTTCTTCAACGGTTGTCGCCTCGCGCAAATGCACGACGACATAGGCGTAATTGTTACGCGGATCGGCACCGGAAAGCTCGTGAACGAGATAGCCCCAATTCGCGGCAGGGGTTCGCCAATCTAACTTGTTCGCGGCGCACCAATTCAGGAAAAGGATGTGACGCGGCCCAGTCCACTGGCCATAGCCGTAGCCGCCACGCCCCGGCGGTTGGCCAATCTCTCGCAATTGGGTGAGCCCCGTGCTTTCGTGGCCGAAGTTTCCGACCGGACCGGAGGCTTGGAATGCAGCAAGATGGAACCGCCGAACGAGAAGATCGACGCCAGACGGCGCGCCAGATTTGAAGGTTTCTTCCGCAGTCATTTTTAACTCCAGTAGTTTCCGCTTTACGCACTTAACAACATGCTATAAGCATATGTTATGTGTGATATAACGAACCTGACCGGCGAGAAGCCGATCAATGACATTTCCGGCCTTTCGTTTGGTCGGTTGACCGTTGTCGCGGTCGCCGGCAAGCGAACATTTAAGCGTGGGATGGCGGTATATTTCCAATGTCGTTGCGAATGCGGAAGAGAAGAAACCGTTCAAAGATCGAATCTTATATTTGGGAAAAAGACATCGTGCCGAACGTGCGCTAGAGGCGGTCGAACTTCCTACAGCACAGCAACGAAACATCCGCTTTTCAAAACATGGGCGGCGATGATTGATCGTTGCGTGAACACAAAAAATAGGTCTTTCAATGATTATGGAGGTCGAGGAATTTCTGTTTGTGAACGATGGGTATCTGGCGTCGGCTCCGTGACGGGGTTTGAATGCTTTCTGTCCGATATGAGGGACAAACCGACAGCGAGCCACACAATAGACAGGCTTGAAAACTCGCAAGGATACGAACCCGGAAATTGCGCGTGGATGGATCGTAAAGGGCAAAATTCCAATCGCCGCGACAACATAATCATTCAGATTGGAGATCAGCGCCTCACAGTCGCGGAATGGGCGCGAAGACGTGGGATTAGCGAGTTCACGATCTACCGTCGAATTAGGCTTGGGTGGGATCATGTGCGAGCCGTCCAAGAGCCGGTTAGGAGAACTTTCAGAAAATGAAGCGGTTTCCTGTTTTGCCATCGCGTTGATAACGGCGGCGTGCGCGCGTCTTCCAGTTCCGATCTCCCAATAGGCTGTCGCCAGCGAATAGGCGATGTCGCGCGCGCGTCGCTTGCCGGCGCCCATTTCGTCCAGGCGTCAAGGATCGAATTTACGCCCTCGACTTGCGTTGGCGTGAGCGGGTGAAAAAGTGTTTCCCGTATCGCAGAATAGAATTTTGCGGAGTTCATCGGAACCACCATTTTGTTATCGCGCACGCCACCCCGATCAAAAGCGCGGCGACGAATAGTGATGGCGTGAACAGGTCTCGGATCATCGCATCCACTCCTTGAGGTTGAAGTCGGGATCGCACGGCCCGTTGCATTCTGAGTTGTCTTTGTGATCCACATAGACGCGCACGATCTCCATAAAATCCGCGCGCCGCATATTCATCCCGAGCATCACCGCACAAATGCACGAGAAATGCGGGTGAATATCTATGAGCCAATATTTGACCGCGAACATGCTCCACCGGCAGAGCGTGTCGTGATCTTGCGGGAGCGGCATGGCGTCACCCAAAGCCCATTTTCTGCATCACGAAAACGATGCACATGAGCCAAAATCCGCACCCGACGATATGAATGACCGTTCCGACAGTCGAAGCGCCTGGGCGATTAGGCCGGCGCGGCGGATCGCCAGTCTTCCAAGGCTTGTCGATCTTCGGTTCCTCGGCAGACCAAGACAAAATCCAAGCGATCGCGAGGGCGGTAGCTCCGATCAAACAGGCGCCGGCGATTTGGTCATCAGTCATGGCAGACCTCGCTTTGGGTCAGGATACCACAAAAACGCGGGCTCACAATCTCCGCGCCTTCCGCGCCCACACCGCCCGTATCGCGATAGCGAGGCACACCCAAGCGAAGTGCAGCCGGAAGGCAAGCGGCACGCTCACGGCACGCGGGCTTTTACATTTGTCATCGCGCCCTCGCGAGCCATAGAAGGACAGCGCCCGCGCCAGCGTAGATCGCGAGCGCGGGGAGAAGATCGGTCATAGGCCGGCGAGCGCCCGGCGATAGGCCGGCTCAAGACGGCGGGCAAACGGACTGCCGCCATTGTGGCAAGCCATCATCTGTCCAGCCGTCCGCGCCCCATGCGCGACACAGCGCGCCATGTGCGCGACGCCCGCCGCCACGCCGCCCGAACATGTCAGGGCCGCCGCGCGCGAAATCCCAAATTGGGCTGGATGCATCACCTGAAACACGCCCACGGCGCCGGAACGGTTGGCCGCATTGCATCGGCCGCCGCTTTCGATCTTGGCGATTTTGAGCGCCACGGGAACCCACTGCGCCCCGATGCGAGCGGAGACGCTGGACGCAATAAGTTGCGAGACGCTACTATCCCCGCGCCATGTTCCGAGAAACGAACGTGCGCCCCTCTCTGAGGCGACGCGCCCATGAATGAAGCGCCCTGGAGGGTGCAATCGAGCCATCCGGGATTGCCGGATAGTTGGAGCGCCGAACAAATCTTGAAGAAAGTCCGCCCGCGCCGGCGCCGAGGTCAGCAACAGCGAGACGAGAATAATCATGCGTGTCATTTTTGATCCTTTGGTGAGTTGCGGGTTGCGGCCAGCGTTGGGCTTCCTTCCTCTTTGGGGCCATGAGGGATTGTTGCGGCGCGAGCGAACCCGCACCACTGATGTAGCGGCGGAGTCTTATTCCCAGCTCGGCGCGCCGACGGCCTGCGAAAGCGGAATAAGTGTGACGCCCGTTGGCCTTGGCGATGTGTTGCCGACTTGCGCCGGGATGTAGCGGGCGATCCCGAACACGCCGGGCTGCGCCGCCATGACGGGGACTGTGTCGCCAAAGGAGTCGGTTGTCGTTGCGCCGGTCGGCAGATATTTGGTCCCGTAGACATGCAACGCGAACTGGTCGCCATTCGGAAAGCGTCCGCTTGGCGAATCATAGGGATACGTGATCCCATCCCATGAGCCGCCGAGTGAGGATATGGCGGCTTGCATCGTCGCCGCGTCCGGCGTCCAGACTTCAAAGTCTTGAGGGGATTGCATCGTCATGAGCACACCGTTCCGTTTGCTTGTCCAGCCGCCGTTTGCGCCGCTGTAGCGCCCGCAGGAGTGGCGTTGAATTGGCAAATGCGGGTAATGGTGATGAAACTCGGGGAGAAGCTAGTTCCCGTGCATCCGCTGGCGCAGTAGCTCGCGCGGCTCATTGTTCCAGTCGCTTCACTGATACTTTCAACCATAAGATAATTTCCAGTCGAGCCATTATACCAATTTGAGTTTGAAAATGTATCTGCGGCGCGGATAGCCGATGTTGAGGTTGTAAACACGCAACTCGATGCGAAGCTGACATTAACCTCAATCTGTGGACATGCAAATGTCGCGGTTCCAGTAGCTGCTATACTAATCACTCCGATAGTTGTTCCGGCGGCCGGTAACAGGGCATAAGTAAATCCCAATTGGCTAGTATTTACAATTGTTTGCGTTATCTTCCAATAATTTCCGACACTAGACACAGCGACAGAATTAGTGCCCGCCGATGTTCTTATGACATAAGCGCCAGTTTGTGTATTTACATCGGTAATATTGGTTGCGGAACCACCATTTATGTTTGTTTGAAATTCTGGAAATCTTGTTTGATTCGTGTCCTTTAGTATATAAACCGAAAAATATCTTTCATATGTATCCGCTAATGTGATAAACGTCTGCGTAGTAGCCCCATAACCAGACGCGCTTGTATCTGTAATAGTTGAAGTCGTAGTTGACGTATAGCTTGCACCTGGAACCCATATTGCGCTTTGTGTAAAATCTTGGTTATATAGAGCAATATTAGTCCGGCTTCCCTCCACAAGCAGTCCCGGAGTCGATGAAAAAGTATAATCGAAACGCGGAACATTAATAGCTGCGGTGCTTATCCCACCGGATGAGTCAATATAGTTTGCACTGGTGCTTCTAGTAAGCGTGTCGCCGCTCCCAAGAGAGCCGAGGGCGTAATTGGTTTGGGCGATAAGTTGCGATGAACCGTTTGTCGGTTGTCCCGCGCCTGTCATCAGCAATTGCGCGCGGACGGGAGCGCCGATCAGCGCTCCAGCGAGTGCCGCGATGAGAAGTCTTTTCAGCATGGCGCGCACCTCACTTGTAAATCAGGTTCACAGCCACGCCGGTAGCGGCGTTGGTGTTGTCGTTGTCGGCAAATGCCCCCGTTAGGCAGAACCCTATGCCATTGGCGAACAGCATGCCGACGCCGTCGAAATTCAAAACCACGCCAGCGCCGGCTGTGTTGGCTGGGATGGGAATGTTTTGGACGACGCCGGTGGCGGATGAACATGTTGGGGCGGACGTGGCCACATCATAGAGACGGAGATAATAGAGAGTCGCCGTGGTGTTTATGAGCGAGAGCCCGTAGATCGTCCCCGCCGTCGCTTTGACGTTCGTTGCATTGTTCGAAGCGGCGGATAGGTAATGAGCCGGCGTCGCGCCGCCAGTAGTCCCCGCAATATGCTGCACGGCATTCGTAGTTCCTGGCGTCGTCTGATCGATGCCTGTTTTGCCAAGAACATTCGCCCCTGTCGGAAGAGGCGTTCCGAGCGATGTCACGCCAGAGCCGTTACCGGCGTTGGTCGAAACCGTGATCGTGCCTGTGCCTGTGGCGGATACGCGCACGCGAACGCCGACGCGACCGGCGACATTGACGCGGAACTGCTGATCGGTCGCTAAAGTTGAAAATAAAGCACCAGTAAGTGGCGCCACGCCGTTGACAGCGGCCCACGTCGAGCCATCGTCAGTTCCTTCGATGGTGAGCGTAGCGCCGGAAGCAGTGAGCCCCGAAACCACGAAGGCGGCAGTCCCTTTTCCTGCGCTGAGATTGATCGTGACAGCGGCGTTGGCTGTCGCGGAATTGATCGTCGTGCCGACAGCGGAAATGTCCGGATCGGTGAAAATTCCGTTCGCGCCGGTGAGAACCGCGTTGCCTTGGAGAAGATTGGCGTAAATTCCGTTGGTCGCGGAATCCACGGCGCCGCCAATCGAAAGCGCGGCGAAGATCGGGTTTGCCCCTGTTAGAGCTGCGTTACCTTGCAGAATGTTCGAGAACAAACCGTTGGTGGCGGAGAGGACGGCATTTCCTTGCAGATTGTTGAAATACAATCCGTTCGTCGCGGAATTGACCGCTCCGCCGATCCACGGTGTTTCAATCCACGGACCGGATGAGGCCGCAGTGCCTTGGTTGACCGTCCCGCCAGAGCCTCCAGAGCCACCGCCCCAACCTGTCGCAAGGCCGGCGCCGCCGGAAGCAACAACCGTCGAAGCGCCGCCGACGCCCCAAACCGCGAAATAGGTGTTCGATCCGACCGTCAACGGGAGCGCGCCGCCTGCCGCGACGATATTGTCTGTCGCAACCGCAGCCACGCCAGACCCGCCTAGATTGACCGAAATCGGGTTGGAGCCGGTGTTAAAGAAGACAACCGTCGTTCCGGCAGGAAGGAGTGTCGCAGCCGAAGACGATCCGCTTGGCGCCGTCGCGGTTGCATAAGCCCCTCCAGGCGCGAAGCCGGAAACGGATGCGTTGACAGTAGCTGCGACGCGAAGATTGCCGCTCGCGTCCAGCGAGAGTGCATTAACCGTCCCGTTGCTGTAGGTTGGCGCGGAAGTTGTGACGCTTCCAAATGCCAATCCCCCGGTCGCTCCAGATGTCGCCGACCCGGCAGTCGAGGCGCAAGGAACCGCATAGCCACTCCCGTTGAGGCACAACCCGACACCTCCACCAACAGACGGTCCACCCGTAGGAGATTGCGGCGTCGGCCAAGTGCTTTGCGCTTGCGCCGGCATAGCCAAGGCAAGCAACGCGAGGATGATTCCGAATATCCGTTTCATGTGCTTGCCCTTTTCATGATGGAAACGCTATGAACGCGCAACCGGAGCCACCGGGGCCGCCTGTTGCGGTTTGGGGCGTCTCCCATGTGCTTTGCGCTTGCGCCGGCAGTGCCAAGGCAAGCAACGAGAGAACAATTCCTAGTAGCTTTTTCATGCGCGTGTCCTTTAGCATCCGCTCGGAGCTCCGACAGTGGCAAGATACGTGTGGAGGCGATTGTAAATCGCGGTCATTTGCACAGAGGTTAGGCCACCTCCGAAAAAAGTATACGCGAGTTGGTCAGCCGAATAATATGCCGCAGACCCAACATAATCTAAAGCACTCACATATAAGTTGTGTGTAACAACATTAGAATTAGTTGGAGAATATGAGGATGTTACGCCATTTTGCGCTACGTATCCAGTCAATGACGATGTAGTCGATATAGCCCATGAACCTCGCGAGTTTGTTGATGCGCTAACGCTTGTGCTGCCGTTCAGAAAAAAGTAAGTCCCGCCAGAGGTAGTGTACCCCGGAAGGATATATGAATCATCAGAGCCATCATATCCTCCCATCGCAATTTCATTTGAGTAATCAAGCACCCTATAAGTTAAATCGCACACCCCCAGCGAGGCGCTATTCGCGGCCATGTGTCCGCCGGCGGTTGATGGATTGAATCCAGTATCGAAAAAGCCGGTTATTCCGTCCCCAGTATATCCGGCATTGGCCGAGAACGTGACTGTTCCGTATTGCGTCAGCCCGTAGCTTGTCGAGACCAAATTCAGATTGGCTGTCGCCGTCGAGGCTGTGGCGAAAACATAGAGCCCATCCATGACGCTCCACGTTCCGTCCGTCACCATTCCGCAAATGAGCGCAGTGTATGCGCTCGTTTGCGTCCCGCTGAGACCGCTTGTGCGCGCGAGGAAAGTTGTTGCTTGGGAGCATGCGACGCCACCGCCGGATGGTGGATAGACGCGGCCAGAACTCGGCCACCCTGCATCAGACGCCGGCGCTATTGCGAAATAAACCGCAAAGGCGAGGATGGCAAGAAGCGCGCGCATCAATTGAGACTCCATTGGCTGTTCGCGAATGTGACCGCGACCGAGCCGTAATTCGTGCTCATGACGTAGGTGCTCGCGCCGTCGATTGTTCCCGCTGCCGGCGTGATCGTGATGTTGTGCGTCGCCGCCGCCCCTCCGCAATCCTTAATCAACAGCGTCAGGCCGGTTGGCGGACTGGATGGCAGCGTCTCGGTGACGGCGCCTGTGCTCGTGTAGGCGACACACAGGAAATAGTCGGTCGTCGCGCTGGCCGTGTCGGTCGAGGCCGAGATGACTCGCGTCGCGACTTTGAGCGAACCTGTGAAGGTTTCAACGCCGCTATGCGAATTGTTGCCTGTGAAAGCGTTGGCGACGCCAAGGGCCGCGACCGTATCCGTCGCTGCTGGAAATGTCATGACGTAAGTGCTTGCCGCCGCCGGGGCTTCGAGCGTCATCGAGCCGGAAGTTGATCCTTTGAGCAGCAAATCGCCATTGGTGAAGGTTTGAGCCCCCGTCCATGTATTCGCGTGTCCAAGCGCCAATGACCCGACAACGGCCCCTGCCGTCGGGCTGATCGTCAACGTGCCGTCGGAATTTGAAACTGAACTGACCGCGGCGGCGCCAGAGCACGAACCCCATGTCGGCGCTGCGCTCGACCCGCTCAAGAGACATTGGCCTGCCGTCACGGTTCCTGAAAGGATAGCGAAGGCCGACGCCGTGGAGTAGACGATGCCGCCATTCGACGCCGTAAGCGCCGCGTTGGTGCCGCCATAGCCGAGCGGGATGCTCGAGCCATTCCAAACCCCTGTCGTGACCGTCCCGATCGTCGCTAGGCTGCTAAGCGACGTCACCCCCGTCGTAACCAGCGTGCCGCTGTTGGGCAGCGTGAGCGTCGTGGCCCCCGTCGCCGTGAGCGTGATCGTGTATGCGCCGACAGTCGAGAAGCCGCCGG